ACCCCCCGCACGCGCCCCCCCCGTTTTGGGCGGCGCGCGTCCTCGGCGAGCGAATACTTACGCAGCTGCATCGACCAGCCTCTGGCCCGGAGCCGCGTCGTACGCGGGCGCGCCCGGCGGCACCTCCGCGTCGGCGACGCAGACGTAGCAGACGCCATCGCAGAAGGAGAAGTCCACGAATCGGACCTCGCGATTGCAGATGATGCAGCGGCGCGTGTCGCAGTACCAGCACGTGCCGTCATCGAGGCGAGGCTCTCCGCAGCGTGCGAACGGCGGCACCACAGACAGCCGGCCGTCGCAGCGCTCGTCCTCGTATTCGTCGTCGCTAGGCTTGAACACCGGCGTCATCCCCGAGCGCAAGGAGCTGCTCGTTCACCTGGGCCAGTTTCGCCGTCAGCCGATCGCGCTGCTGTCGGAGCTCGGCGCGCTTCGTGTCCACCGCCCACTTCAGCGCCACGAAGGCCTCGCACGCCTGCAGCGATGCCTGGGGGCCAGCGTAGATGTCGAGGCCCTTGCCGTCGCCGAACAGCGTGCGCGTCGCGCGTTCGCTTTCGATACCGATCCAGCGGATCTGTCCGTCGTCCTGGACCTCGCCGTAGTTGGGCACGCCATCGCGGCGGACGACGAAATCGCCCGCCTCGATCTCCATGCCGTATACGCTCTTCGCTATCGCCTTGCCCATCATAGAGACTCCGGCGGAAGGTCGGCGATCGCCTCCTCCGCCAGCGCGTGGTCGCCAATCCCCGCGGCGCACCCGTGAATGGAGCTGATCACGGCGCTGATTCCGGCATCCGCCGCCAGCAACGACCCGCCCGCCCAGCCACGCCATCCGATCGGCATGCCGCCCGGACCCCTTCGGAGGACACCGTAGACCAGGTGACGTCCGTCGGCGTGCTTTCGCACCTTGATCGTCCAAGTCCTGTTGGCCTGACATTCGTGCTCTCCGGTATATCCGCTCGCCTGCGCGATGATGGGCCACTCGTCCTCGACGATGCGGACGGGGGGGCGGCTCGTCAGCGTGATCGTTCTCGTCCTATCGTTGGTTGTCTTGGTCACGTTGGTCTCCTTGGCTTGTGGGTCAGTAGCTGTTGCCGAACAGCCAGTAGTCGCGGCGGCGTTCCTCTGCGCGCTCGGCCGCGCGCTCCGCATCGGTGTGGTACTTGAGCGGCGCTTCGAGGCCTTCGAGCGTCATCCATCCGGCGGCCAGCGTGACCACCGCGAACGCGACCTCGAAGGCGTCGTGCGCCAAGATGACCGGCGATCCCTGCCGATTGAGCACCGCGAAGGCGTGCTCCGCCGGGACCGCCGGCGTGTACCGGCCCGCGCTGTAGTCGCCGTAGACCGCAGCGCCGCGGTTGACGATCTTGACCGCCACCCGCCCGACCTCGCGCGCGAAGTTGCGCCGCGCGCGGCGCGCCAGCCAGCTCAAAGCCGCTCCCGGTCGAGCACCCACAGCGACGGCGGCAGCTCGCGCAGCGCTTCCCGAAGCGTCCGGAACTCGGCGTCCCCGACCGCGCCGCCGGCGTCGAAGTAGCTGAGCTGCCAGATCCCCGGCCGCTTCGTGGACGGATGCAGCACCGCGAACATGCCCGGTTCCTTCGGCATGCTGAAGCGCGCGCTCCGGATCGGCTCGCGCTCGCGCCACGTCCGCACCACGAAGTCAGGGTCGACGTCCGCGAACGGCGTCGACTCGTGGATGTAGAGGCTCATCGACGCACCGCCTTTCTGGGCGCGGGCACCGAGACGATCTCAGCGCGCATGCAGCGGTTGGCCGCCAAGTCCTGCCGGGCGAACTGCGCCAGCAGCTTTCGGTCAGCCCGCGCGCCGGCAGCGACCATCGCTGCCACCAGCGCTTCGATCGCCGCATCCGTGTCAGATGGTGTGCCCGGAGCCCATCCGCGATGCTTCGGCGTCTCAATGCACACCGTGACCAGGAATCCGCCCCCGCTCGGAGACTTCTCGATTCGTCCGACGATTCGCCTTCGAGTGACCATGGCTCAGATCTCCATCCAGTCGTGGCCGAAGCTGATCTCAGCGTTCTTCAGCTGCAAGCGGAAGTACCACGAGCCCTTGTCGCGCTGGTCCCCGCGGTTGACCTCCGCCGAGACGTTTGGGGCGCCTCTGTAGTAGCGGTAGAGCCGCAACATCGCCAGCTCCGACCCGAACGCGTAGATCATCGAACCGATCGCGGCCACGCGGATCGGCTCGGATCCGGCAGCCTGGGACCAGTCGCGCAACGTGCGCCGCAAGTACGATTGACCGTAGACGATCGCCATGGCTTCAGTCCCCTTCGTCGAGAGCGTTGACCAACGCGGAATCCGCGAAGGCGATGTCGGCCGCCGTCTCCCCCGTTTCCTCGCCCCACTGCGAGCGTTGCGCCAACTCCTGGCCCGCGCTGTTGTAGTCGCGTCCGCAGCGATCACACGTGTTCGTGAAGCTGCCCAGCTCGACGTGGCGGCCGCAGTGGCAGACGCCGATCGACGGCTGCCGATAATGGTGCTCGCGCTGCTCCACGCGCGGAGGCAGCAACGACTCCCAGCCTTTTTTGGTCCGGATGCTGCCCATGAGGCACTGCGCGTAGCTCGCCTTGGCCGGATCGGGCAACTTCTCGACGTCGACGTTACCGCGTTCGTCGCAGTCGAACGCGTAGCCGCAGCCGTACTCGTAGAGGTCGAAGCACAGCGTGTACGACGTGCGGTAGACGATCTCGCTTCGCTTGATGATTTTCATGGCTGCACCCGCCCCGTCGCGAACGCCTGTCGGCCCGCCTCAGTGATCGCGATGTCGTCCCCTTTGTCCGCAACGAGCCCGGCCCGAAAAAGCGCCGTCATCGTCGACGTCGAGGCAACGGGCAAGACCTCCATCTTGGAATAGCGGCCCTGCACGCACGACAGCAGGAACCCAAGGGCCCCGAGCTGGGCGGCCGATAGCCGAGTCTTGGTCTTCATGGCTCAAGCTCCCTTCTGCTCGAACGCCATCGGCGCGAAGTTGAGCTGCAGCAGCGTGCGCGTGTGGGCCTCCAGCCCTTCGCCCAGCTCCGAGAATGGCGTGAACCGCCACGGGATTTTCTCGCCCTCGTACGTGCAGACCCAGACCGGCTCACCGCCGATCGGGCAGACCGACGCGCGGTCCCACTGCCCCTCTTCCGTCAGCAGCGTAAAGCAGATCTGGTGCCCGCGCCGGCCCAGATCGTACGGCTCGCCAGAGAACGCCGCGACCACCGTCTGCGGAACGTCACGCACGATGACCTTGCTCGGCAACTTCACGACACAACCTCCAGCGTCGCGATCTCGGCGCGGAGGACGGCACCGCCGCCCCAGGCGACGAACACCACGCCGACGTCGGCCAAGGTGTCGTCCACGATCTCGCCGATCGACGGATCATCCGCCGTCTTGACCCGCGTCCCTTGCCGGAACGGGTTCGGCGCGCCGTGGTTCGGCTTGTGCCGATACATCATGTCCCGGTAGGCGCGCGCTTCGCGGAACAGCCCGCAAAGGGCGTCCGCCTCCTCGGCCACGTCGCCCGACGTACCCGCCGCGATTCGCACCGCCTGGAGGGTCTCTCCGAGCCGATCAAGATGATGGCATTCGGTCCGCGTCGTGTCGCCCGATCGATGCACGTGGATCACGAAGCCGCCGCACGCCGCCCACGGGCGGACGATGCCGAGCATGTGACCGTAAATTCCGCGTGGACCGCCGAACCATCGGACCTTGCCGTTGACAAGCTCCGACATGCAGATGGAGTAAGACCAGTTCTGCTCTTCCAGCTTCGCCGCGCGCGCCACAGCTTCTTCGCGTGTCTCTTTCTTGGGCTTCATGGTGTGTCCTTTCGGTTGGGGTAGCCGTGAAATTTCGACTACTCCACCAAGAATACACAATGTATGTCCCCGAGTCAAATCGACCCCGCCATGCCATGACGCGACGTAGCATTACCGTCGCTGACGCCGCTTGACAGCGCGTTTTCTAGCGTGCGCGCGCGCGCGCCGCCGCGACCCGTGCCGCGAACGCGTCTCGACGGGCAACGAACATGGCCATGCCGATCGCGTCGGCCGTGTCGACATCGACCTTGAGGCCTCGGAACGTCCGCGAGACCCAGAGCCCGGCGGCGTATTTGCGCTCGGCGCGATTCGAGCTGCGCGAGATCAGACCGGCAAGGACCCCTTGCTGCCAGACGTCAGCCAGAACGAGCTCGGTGTGTACGCCGCGCACACCGAAGGCGTGCTCCCAGTGGCCCGCGAGTCGCGACAGAAACTTCACCGTCTGGACGTTCTTGTCGAGGTACGCGTCCTCGATCACGACGACGTCCGGCTTGAAGCGTCCGACCGCCATCGCCGCGAACGTGTCGACCTTGTGCGCGTCGATTCGGTCCTCGGCGCGCGTCGACATCACCCCGTGCTCGATGAGGCGCTCGCCGTCGAGAACGGCCCAGCCCGTCTTCGATGCCGAGTCGAGCCCTAGCGTGACGCTCATGGGTAGACCTTGCCGTCCTTGATCCAGCCCGTCCAGTGGCCGTCAGCGCTGCAATCGATTGCAGGCTTGAGCGTCAACGTCGTGAACGTCTCGCCCGCGCGGCGGAAGTGGCGCGTGCCCGACACCGGATCGCCGCCCGTGATCGGGTTCCAGAAGAGCACCGCGAGGCGCTCTTTCATGAACTTCGCCGCGCAGCAGGCGCCGGGGCACTCGAACGAGATCCCCACCGCCAGGCGGCCATCGCCGTCGCCGACCCACCGCGGATTGAGGTCCAGCAGCTCCCGCACCGAGGCGAGACTACCACCGCGGCCGCGCCGGTGCCGTCATGCGCCCGCCCTACTCCCTCCGGCGCCGAAACAGGTCACGCCCGACGAGGGTCACGATTCCGCCAGCGAATGGCCCCAGAAAGGCCCACGTGCCTGTGAAAGCGGCGACCGCAGCCAAGCCGCAAGCACACGCCAGCGCCATCACGTGGCTGGGGCGCAGGCGGCCGACGCGCACGTCATCCCGGATCGCCACCAGCTCCCGATGCGTCTTGTGTTGCTCTTCGATCAGCGCCCGCGTGTCATCGGCAAGAGCTTCATGATAGCGAGCGGTTTCGTGGGCGAGGTCTCCGAGGCGCCTTTCGATCGCTGCGATTCGAGCAGCAGCTGCATCGTTAGGTACTCCACCTCGTTCCTGAACACGCGCCAGCTCTCCGAGAGATTCCATGGTGCGCGCGATTTCGCGACCAAGGCTGCGTTGCCCGAGCTGCTCAGTTGTGACGGCGGCGTCCGCACCCGTAGGCGTGTCTTCAACTGCATTGCTCATGGCCCTCCCGACTGTGACGTCTTGCCATCTGCTGTCGCCGCCACTGCTTCAAGGTCTTTGATGATCTCAGGCCAGCTCCGCGCCGACGCCTCCATCACCAGCGAGACGAAGTAGCCGCGAATCTCTCCGGCCAAGGCATCAACGACTCGATTCAGGCCCTCCGTCGTGAGAAGAGCAACTACCGGAATCTTCTTCCGGAACCCGACCTGTATCTGCAGGTTGAGCAGCCTGTTCCGGGCCGCCGTCGACGCGTTAACGGCGTCCGGCGACTCTCCTGGCGAGAGGCCTGACTTCTTCTTTGGGTGCTTCGCTCTGCGCATTGGACGATCCTATCAGGTCGTCGTGTCGTTGATGAGGCCCAGGGTGTTCAGCGCCGTTACGAGGCTCAACAACGCGGCGTTGCCGCCACGCGATCCGCTGACCGTCAATTTCGCGGACGGCGTCGCGCCATAGAAAGCGAGCTGCTTCACTCCGGCGCCTGTCACCTTCGCCTCGAACGCCGTCCCGAAGGTCGTGTCCTGCACCATGAAGTCTGTCCGGACGCGAACGTCGCCCAGGGCATCGATTGCCCATGGGTCTCCGAACGCGTTCACCGTCAGCTGATGGAAGACGTTGCCGCCGGCGTTGAGCGTCGCGCTCCCGGTAGCCGTGATCGTCCCGGTCACGGATAGGTTTCGCCCGACGCTGACGTCGTGTTGGAGATCGCAGTCGCCACTGTTCGTCACCGCGAACGTCACACCGCCGCCCGTCCCATTCACGAAGAAACCGTTGCCCGCGCCGTTGACGCTGCCACCGCCATTCATGTCCACGTGCCCTGTCAGCGTCGAAATTTGGTTCACCGTGAGGAAGTTTCCTACAGTGAGATCGCTGGCGAAGCGGACCGGGCCGGCCTCCACCTCCAGGGCATATGCGTTGGTGATCGTCGCGTTGGGCCCAGCTGCAGGAGCCCCTGTAATGGAGACCGTCGTCGCCTTGGTCAGCGTCGAAGCGCTGGCGAAAGCGTAGGTCGGTCGCTTGAAGACGATCTCCCGCTGGGTGGTCAACGCGCCGGCCGCCCACGTCCGCGTGCGCGCCTGGAAATCGTGCCCGATCTCCTCAGTGCCGGCCGTCATGTTCGAGGTAGGAGACACGATCGCCCAAATGTGCTTCGACGCCCGCATAGTGAAGGGACCGCCGTTCGATCCGAAAGAGGCATCGATCTGGAGTGAGTCGCCGTTAGCGAGTCCGCCCTTCCAGCTCTGGTTGCCGAGCTTGCCTGTCAGGACATCGTTCTGAACGACGTTGCCTGAGCGGGTGACGCCAGTGTTGAACGTCAGAGGCACCTCGAAGTCGGTGCCGGCACCGGCAGTGACGAGAAATCCGCCGATGTCTGCCTTGACCATTCCCTGCCCAGCTCCTGACAGGGAGATCAACTGCATGATGTTCGTGGAGCTCTGCCCAGCGACGCTCAGGTCTCCGCCGAGCTGCAATTGGTCTACGCTGGTGTCATACACCAGGTCAGCAGTCGTAATGACAGTGCCAGCGGACGTCCCGATCGGTATTCGCCCGGCGGAAATGAACACAGCCGCCGGCGTCGCCACGCTTCCAGAAACCGTCTGCTGAAGAAGGCCGGCGCCGAGTGCGGCCAGCGAGAATCCAGCACCAGGTGCGGCCGTCGTGCTCCGCGTGATGAACGTCGCCGTGTTGATCGTCGTCTTGTCGGTGGACGACATGAACCCTGCGACGCTCGTCGTGGCGTTGGCGTGCAAGGCACCGCCGCCGCGGTTCCCGTGCTGCGCATCGTTGGCCAGCACGCCGACCGCGATGCTGTCCGCTGCCACCGAGATCGATCCGTCGGAGCAGATGATGTCGATGACGTTGCCTGTCTTCAGCAGGCCAGCGCCAGCGGTGATGTTACCAGCGTTCGCAAACTCCGTGAACGTCAGAGTGTTCGTACCGACGACGTCCGAGCCACCGGGCGAATTGCACACCCAACTCGAGTTGATCCAAGTGGATCCGCCGGAGACGAACATGAACGCGCCCGCAGCGTGCGAGCCAGCAGCGAAGTCCGCGGGGCGCGTCCAGGCTCCGCTATGCACTAGCCATGGACCGTTGTTGATGGCGCTTGTCTGCGCGATCAGCAATACCCGCATGCCGTCGGTGTTGAGCGCCACCGTGTCGACCGTCGTTGCCAGCCCGCTCAGCGTGGCGATGTTCGTGCTGGACAGCGCATCGCATGCGCCCTTGATCTGGAGGCCCGTGACCACCGCGTCGACGTACGCCTTCGTTGCCAGGTCGGTTCCCAGCAGCGGCGTCCCGGCGTTTCTCGCCAGGTGGCCCTCAAAGTCTACGTTCGTGGTGAAGTTGTAAGACATCTTGTTACGTCATCATTGGAACGATGCCCATGCCCTGTGAGTATGCCTGGCCCCCGTCGGATATGATCTGCGCCAAGTCATGGAGCCTCGTGCCGATCGCTGTCGCGACAGAGGCCGACAGAGACGTCGTGATGATCGGCGGCGTATCAGGGTTGTAGAACCACCAGCAACCAGGGTCCTCGACGTGGAAGAGCTGATCGATGTTGTCGCGACCCCAGAGCAGCCCACGGTGGAGGACCTGCGTGTTGTTGTCGACCGAGATTGCCCGCCCCGTCGACGACAGCATGCCGATATCAGCGTCGATCCGGCACGTCGTTCCCGACTCGAAGATCAGGCCCGCCGACTGGTAGCAGATGATGTTCGACTGCGACGCCGGCTCGTCAGGCGTTCCGGACATTGGAACGCCTGAGGCCTCCACTGACAGGAACCCTCCTTTCAGAGTCAACTGCGTAAAATCGCTTGCCCGCCCGTACAGAATGGTTCCGCCGGTGCCCTCGATGTAGCTCTGGTGGTCGGTGCCGATTGTGGTCTTCGAGTAGGGGCCGCGCCATTTGCAGCAGAAACGCGTGATGAAGTTGGACGATGAGCCGTCGAAATTTTGCGCTCCGAAGTCCAGCCCGAAAAAGTCGACAGAGGCGTACGCGCCCACGACTTCGTACACCGCGTTCACCTGCGTGAGGCGGTACACCACGTACGTGTACCCATTCACGATCTGCCCCGGGTCGGTGCTGACGTAGCTGGCCCTCGTCAGTCCGGTCGTTCCAAGCGCGCCCAGCAAGGCCGTCTTGCTGCCGAGGTCGGCGATGACTGGGCCGCTGGCGCGCACCTGGCCGATCCCGTCGCGGATGACGATCCAGTTCCCGATCAGCGACGTCCCGCCAGGACCAGCCGTGCTCCAGCTGACCGGGATCGACGTATCCGTCACCTCCCACCAACTGTTCGCCGGGCGCCCAGATACCGTGCCGGACGTTTTATTCGGTACACCCACGCTCGTGAACGTTCCAGCAAAGAGCTGCTGTGCGGCACCCATCGGCCCCTGGTAGCTGACAGAGCCGCCGCCAGTGGCGTAGCTGACGTTACCCCCGATGATCAGGCGCCGGCCGGACGGGATGTCAGACATCACGTGTACGACGGGGGCCGTGCTCAAGATCGAAGGACCGACGCGAATCCAGTGCTCCTCCGGATTGAGCAATGGCGTCGTCGGCGACAGACCGTCGTTCGAGTCCGACGCCACGCCACTGCTGTTGCTTGGGTCGAGGTACCAGTTCGAGACCGGCGTGGCGTTCAGCGCCTGGCCCACCGCCAGCGCGTCCGCGCCATCCCGTCCCACGGGGAGTCCTTCGACGCGGTTGTTGGCCGCGTCCAGGGTCCCCTCGAGCACTGTGCGCGCGTTGGGCATCCTAGAAAACGTTGCCGGGGAAGAGGTTGCTGCGGTACCGCATTGGACCGCAGCACGTAAACACAGATGCCCCTCCTGTCGTCTGCGTCGAAGCTCCGAAGAACGGAATCAAGCTCTGTCCGTTCGGGATCGGGTTGTCGATGTGGCCGACAAGTGCGCCATCGATATAGAAATTCACCCTGGCGTTTCCGCTGTCCACGCAATTGACGCCAGTGAGTTCGATCTTCAGGCGCTGGTACGTGTTCGCGACAGGCGGCACGCCCGTGTCGATCGTCGTTGGGATGCTCGCGGACACGATTTGCCAGTTCGTGTCTCCTTGGCCCTTGCTGAAGAAGACGCCGGGGCTCGTATTGAACCCGACCCCGATGCCGAATTGGACCAACGTCCTGTTGGCGCCGACAGTGCCCATCGCCACCGGGGTCTCGATCTCCACGTCCATGTCGTCATTCGTGAACAGCTCCGCAGCGACATTTTTCCCGATGAACGTCGGACCGGCAGATCCAGTAGGCGGGTTACACCGGACAGTCCTGAAGAGAGGGGCCTGCAACCCGATATTTCCAGGGTCTAAGATCGCGATGGCGCCGCTGTTCGTGTTCGCGAGCCATCGCGCCGTTGATCCGAATTGCGCCGCAAACGGAAGGTCCCAGTTCTCGTTCCACTGGTAGACCTGTCCAGCCGGGTAGCCTCTATGCCCGAGGCCCCAGCGCTGCAGGCCACGAGCGTTGATCCACGTGACGATCGGCTCCTGATGCTGGTCCGGCCGCGCACGGATGCGGGCGAAGTAGCGCGACCAGTGCGCCGTGTCGAGGCCCGGACGGGTGCCCGTTGGGCTGGCGAACTCGAGGACGTATAGGAACCCGTCGACCGAGTCGCGCACGATGGCGCCGCCGACGTACGTCTCAGCAGCGTCCCAGTCGGAGATGCCCCGCGCCATCAGGTAGCGGACGCCGTCCGTGCATTCGTTCAGAAGCGAGTTCAGCTCTGGGCGGTCAGGCATGTCGTTGAGGACGTATCCCGTGTTGCGCCGGCTGTCGCTGGGGGCCGTCTTGCTTCCGGTGTCGGCCCAGGGTCTAGCAACTGGAGGCTTCGTGACTGGCATGGTTCAGAACCCCTCAGCGAGCTTGCCAGGCCCGCGAACAACGTCATCCGCAAACCCCTTGGCGTTGGGGTCCTCTGCGAAACCGAAGTACGCAGCCGGGTCGAAGTAGGCTCTTGGATTGATCTCCACGCCGGCCGGACGGGGAAGTATGTCCCCGCTCAGCACCGCAACATCATCGGCCGTGAGCACTGCGCCGATGAGGTAGCTGATCGTCATGCCGCCCAGGTCGAAGTACCGAATGGGCGCCCCCGGGAAGATCAGGGCCAAGCCGGCGATCAGATCCTCGCCCGTCGCGTGCGACGTGTTCCGCGCGATGCGGGCCTGGATCAGCAGCCGCAGCTGGGCGTCCGTCACGAAGTCGCCGTTTAGGAGCTCGCGTGCCTGCCCGACGATCTCGGCCGTCACGTCGAGGTTGTGGCCGGCGGCGATGCTGGGGTCGTCGAGCGTCGGCGTCGTCACCAGCGCGTTCGCTGCCTCCTGGCATCGGTCAGCGATGGTGGCGATGAACGCGTTGAGATTCGGCGCCGCGACCTTGTACTGGAGGAGCACGCGGTTCGCGGCCAGGGCCTTCTGGTCGTCGGCCCCTGCGATCGGTGAAGTCGAGGTCGGCATGGCCTATGTCCCCGCCACCGTGATGCGTGCGACGTCCCACCGCGATCGGCTCGCGAACCCGATCGTCAGGTTCGTCGTCGACGACGGCGACGGCGAAGAGCCCAGGAACATCGAGAGGACGTTGAAGTCGCCCACCTCGTTGATCGGGATGAAGAGCTGCGACCAGATCACGTCCTGACCGATCCGGAAGCGGTCCTGTCCGAAGGCTACGATCGCGGCAGCAATCGCGTTGCCAGTCGCCGTGCTGATCGGTCCCGAAATGTTGACCACCACGTAGACCGTGACGTCCGTCGGGCGGTCGAAGTGGATGCCGTGGGTGAGCCCCTGCGTGTCCGTGATCGTGACCGTCTGCGCGCCCACGAGGTCGCAGCCGCCGCTCTTTGTGCGCCAGATGGCGTTCGCGATATCGGTCGCATCACCGCCATCGACGACAGCCTGGATCGCGTGCGGCGCGAGCGTCCCGCCGCCATGCATGGCGATCGGCGCGCCCGTGAAGTTCTCGTAGACGCGGCGGTCCGTCACGTCCGCAACCTGGCCGAGTTCCGACGCGATCGAATCGACGATGCCCTGCGATGGGATCGCCACCGACTCAGCACGCCGCACGCGCAGCTCCGGATCGGTCTCGCCGAGGCGGCCGAGGCTCGCGTCCGACGGGTTCGTTGCCGCCGTCCACCCGTTCACCCGGGTCTTGATGACCGTGATCTTGTTGGCCGGACCCTGCACCGGGCCCGTCACCGTCGCGCGCACCGTTCCCGAGATCGTGCCGCCACCGCCGATGGTCAGGTTGCTCGTTGTCTGGAACACGGCCGTGTTGTCGTCCTGGTTCGCGATGAGCGATCCCGCCGGCACCACCGTGCCCGGCGTGCCCGTCAGCGTGATCGGCGCCGTCGAAAACTGCTCGCCCTTCTTCAGGCAGCCCGTCAGCGCCGCGAGCCGCGCGAGCTGCGCGCCGCTGGCGCCGGCGGGCGAGCGCGCGTTGAACGTCGCCTCGATGAGCTGGAAGATGTCGTCGATGCGCTCCGAGATTATTCCGACGATCTGACCGTCGGGCGACTCGGGAGAAAGGTCGATGTCCGTCCCGAAGATGCCCTGCCAGTCGGCCTCAAAGTCCGCGATGATCTGGTCGAGCCGCGGGCGATGGAAGCCGTTGTCGTCGATAAAGGCCGGTGTGCTCATGAGAACAGGACCTCGATGGTGTCGGCGTCGCCGTCGTCAGTGATGAAGCCGATCGTTACCTGGGCCCCGCGCGTCTCAGGGTCGCGCGTCATCGCGAACGACGTGATGGACGCGATTCCGTCGACCGCGAGGACTCCTGCTCTGATCACCCCCTCAGAGTATCGGAGATCCGTAGGGACGCCCATTATCGGCTGGATCTCCGACGTCTCCGGCTGGAACCAGGGGATGAACCGTGCCTGGTCGAGGAACCACTCCCCCAGAACGCCGAGCAGGTAGCACTTCGTGCGCTGCATCGTCGACTCAGCGCCCGTCGCGATATTGCGCATGCCCCGCCCGAAGGTCATGTCGCCGTTCACGAGCCGTCGCACCGTTGGCGTCGCCATCAGTCACCCGCCTTTACGCTGCCAGAGCCGCCCGTGATCTCGCCCTGGTCGAATTCGACCGGCGGCGGCGGCGTCGGACTACTCCCCGTCGGCGTGAACTGTCCCGTGGCCAGCAGCGCCGTCGCGAGGTTCAGGACGTCCGCCGGTAGCATCGTCAGCTTCACCGCGTCGCCTGTGCGGGCCACTCCAGCGCTGCCTCCGTTCAAAACCACGGCGTCGGCCTGAACGTCGATCTCGCCACTCTTCAGGGCGATCTTCGTCGCCCCGTCAGCCGTCCGGAGCTCGGCCGCGTCCGTCGAGATGGCGGGGCTGAGAACGTTGGGCAGCGAGAAGGGTCCAACCTCAGCGAACGCGTCCGAGTAGCTGTGCGTCCGGTAGTTCGACGGGAGCTGCTCGCCGCCGTGCTCGTGCCAGAAGTTGATCGCCCGCTCGCTGAAGTGGAGCAGGCATTCGTCCCCCTGTGCGACCGGGAACGTCAGTCGGATGCCGCCGCCGCCGTTGACCAGTAGCGGCACATCCACGCAGACCGGGATCGTGAAAGGCGTGTCGAAGCCGACGAAGATGCGCTGGATGAGCGGCGTCGCGCGCACCGTGCATGTCGCCGAGTCGAAGCTCTCGATCCGGCCTGGCAAGCACGTGTGGACCTCCTTGATGAGCGCCATTGCGGCCGCGCGCGCCGCCACCTCGGGCCGCGCCTCCTGCTGCTCGTCGCGCTGAAGTTGCAGGGCAAGCTCGCCGTTCACGCCGCCTGCGCTCCCTTCGGGATCGGTTTGCCCAGCGCGATGCAGTGGACCTCCGTCGTCCAGTCCACGCCGTTGCCGCGCGTGTCGCCGCGGTGGATGACCTTGTAGACCTTGTACACCCCGTCGGGGTCCAGCCTGGCGAGCCGCTTGACCGTCGCCTTCCGCTTCTTCGCCCCTGGCTTCCGGTCGCGCTGTTTGAAGACCTTCGCCTTGAGATCGTTGTTGTCGATCAGGACCTTGCCGTTGACCCTGATGCGGGGGTTGAGCAGCGTCAGCGCGCGCACGCCCTTGTCATTCAGCTCCGGCGCCTTGAGCAGGCCCGTGTCCGAACGCAGGACGATCGCCTCCGTCGGTAGCGTCGAGTCGACCGGGACGATCTCGAGGAAGCCGTCCTGGATAGACCAGTGCGCGTCGCTCTCCAGCGCTACGTTCCCGAGGATCTGCGTCGCCGGGCCCGAAAAGACCTCGCCGCGGCCGCGCGTCGTGTTCTTGATGGCGAGGTGCCCCTGCTTCGTGGTCGTGAACTTCCCCGTGATGTGGTTGATCAGGTCCTGCGTCGAGGTCCCCTTCTCGAGGGTGACGTTGATGATCGTCTTTCGCTGGTCGCGGTCCCCGTCGGCCGCCTGGACCTCCATGACGTAGTCCGTGCCTTCGTGGATGCGGCGCGCGTCCACGATGTTGCCGCGGAAGATCACGAGCTGCTGGCCCTGGTAGCCGGCGTTCACGAAGATCTCGTTGAACTCACCCTTGACGCGCCCCTCGTTGTCGGGGTTCAGGTTGAAGATCCGGACCACGGCCGTGTTGGGGGCCGCCCCGATCGTCTTCGTCACCTCGAACGTGACGCGGAGGTCCTCGACCACGAGCGCGTTCTTGCCCGTCGTCGCGTCGCCGATCACGACCTGGCATTTCCGGAGGTACTGACGCGTCGACGCCGTCATCCGATGCTCCCCGTAAGCTGGGACGACGATGCGGCGACGCCACCGCCGCTCGACTGCACCGTGATCTTGATGGCGACCAGGCCGCCCGGGTTGCCGAACGAAGTGCTGATACGCACCGCCGCCGGCGCGCCCGACACGCGCGAGACGCTGCCGACCAGGGAGCCGTCAATCACGCCCGGCGTCCCGCCGACATAGGCGCGGAACACCGCCGAACCGGAGACCGACTCGGCCAAGAACGCGACATCGAGCTTGACCGTGGGCGAAGTGTTGTCCGTGAGATCGGCGATGAAGCGCGAAGCGATCTCCTCGGCGCCCGTCGAGCTGGTGTGCTTGTCCATGTCGACCAGCGGCACCGCCGTGATCGGGACGATGACCGTGCCCCCGCCACCCCCCCCACCGCCACCGCCGCCGCCACCGCCGCCACCGCCGCCACCGCCGCCACCACCACCGCCACCGCCACCGCCACCGCCACCGCCACCACCGCCCGAGCTGCCGGCGCCGTCGCCGCCGCTGCTGGCGGCCGCGCCCGCGACCGATTGCGCCGCCATGCCAGGGACGCCCAGCAGGAACAGCGTCTGGGCGTCGATCGCGTCGAACCACGTGACGATCACGCGCACGCCAAGGTCGTCGGGGCCGGCGTCCAGGCCCGCGTTGCTGAGGTCGGTCGCGACCATCGCCCCGATGCCGAGCGCGTATGGCGCCAGGAGGTCCTGGCCCACCAAGATCGGCACGCCCGAGACCAGCACCGCCTGGTCGGCGTCCCGCGTGATGTCGAATGTCCAGACGCCGCCAAGGTCGTTCCAGCGCGCATCGATGGTGTACTTCGTGTCGCCGAGCCCCACCGTGAAGCTCTGCGCCGGGTCCTGCTGGAAGGGGATGACGAGCATGGCCTATGACCCCGGGCCCAGCAGGCGCTTCAGCGCCGGGCTCGAATCAGGGTTGACGTCGCCGATGGCGACGCCGGCGGGGCTGTCCTTCGGGATGAACGAGAACAGGATGGAGTCCTGCTTCGCCGCGCTGTCGGGCGTCGTGGCCTGCTTCTCGCCAGCCGTCGTCTTCTTCGCCGCCTGCCGGGATGGCTTGCCAGGCGCGCGCGGCGGGTAGTCCACCGTGGACGTCGAGACGAAGAGCGACTCCTGCAGGAGGGCCGTGAACATCAGCCCGTTCGCGCTTGGCGCGTCCTGGAGCGCGCTCAGCTCAGCGACGAGCATGTTGTCGTAGCGGTCGATGCCCGTGTCCACGGTGAACGGCTCCGCGCTCGCCTGGAGGTTCTTGAGCATCGCCCAGGCCACCTCCGAGCGCGCTCGGGCCGCCGCCGTGAAGACGTCCGTCCTCGGGTTGCCGTTCGCATCCTTCGCGCGGAGCGAGAAGTCGCCCACGCCCGCCTCGATTTGGAGCTCGGCCGGCTCCATGAAGGAGTGGTCGGTCACCACGTTGCCGATCTCGAGGGGGTTGCGCGTGATCGTCAGCCGCCGCGTGTGCCGCTCCGTGAAGACCGCGTCGAAGGTGAAGGGCGTCTGCCCACCGCCGAAGATCCAAGCTCTTGCGACGTCCGCGCCCATTTACAGGTGCAGGCTCCCCTGGCCGTTCCGGATGACCTTGCGCTGGTACTCCTCGGCCATCTTCGCCGGATCGTTCGTGACGATGTTGACCGTGCCGACGTGGCTCGTGATCGTCGTGCTGGTCGTGCGCGACTGGTCGACGCCGCCGCCGGCCGCGGGCGGCGTCCACCCCGGCGCGTGCGTCTCCTCGAGCCCCGTGATGGGATTGCGCCAGATGACGTCGCCGCCCGCGCCCGAGTACGACGCGTCACCGCGCCCATACGCGGCCTGCTTCTGCGCGAGCGCTGCAGTGTCAGAGTCCGAACCGAATCCGAGCGCGACCTTGATGTCGTGGGGGGCGCTCTTGATCGTCTCGACGAAGCCCGCCCACAGCTCTTTCATCTTGGCGATAACCTGGTCCCAGTGCGTGTACAGCTCGTAGAGCGCGACGCCGACCAAGGCGAGCGCAGCGACCGTCGCGACGATCGGAAGGTTCGCCGCGATCCATGCCGCCGCCATCAGACCGAGCCGCACCGTGGTCGCCACGATCTGGCCGATAAGAATGCCGAACTTACCGGCGAGCGTTCCGATGATCATCCCTGTCGTGTTGAGCAGGGGCATCAGCCCGAAAATCTTCGCACCGAGCAGGCCGACAGCGCCGATGATCAGGTAGAGCGCCGGGTGCCACTTGTTCACGATGAGGCCCGTGACCGAGTTGCCCCCCTCGGCGAACTTGATGAGGTCGTCGATCGCGAGCGCGAAGACGCCGATCATCCCGAAGCGCAGCGCCTTCTCCAGGCCCATCACGCCGACGACGAACGCCGCGAGCGCGACGTTGGCGAGACGCGAAGACTCCTGCACATCGATGAACCACTTCACCAGGACGAGCCCGTCGTGGCCGATCTTGACCAAGATGTCGCCGAGCTGCCGCATGTAGAACACGAAGAGCTGGCCCTTCAGCGTCAGCTCGCCCGAGTCCTTGTAGAAGAAGTCGTTGATCGCCTGGAGCCCCTGCTTCATGCCGGCGAACAGGCTCGAGGAGCCGAGGCGCACGAGCATCTTGAGCGTGGACTCGACGGCGCCGGCGACCGCCTCCCACGTCTCCGTCTGCGCGTCGAGCATCGGCTGCATCTTGGCCAGCGCCTTGACCATCAGCTCGAAGCGCGCGTGCTGCGACATCGCGTTGAAAGACTGCGCCGTCAGATTCGCCTGCCCGGGTAGGGTCGACATGATCGTCGAGAGCCGCATGAACAGCGGCAGCCGCTTCGACGCGCGCCCCTCCTTGGCCAGGATCATGTCCAGCTCGCCGCCGACGACGCCGGCGCCAAGCTCCGGGACGAAGATCGCGCTCAGCCGGTTCGTGAAGTTGGCGATGTCGCGCGCCGTCGCGCCCTTACCCATCGCCTCCTGCACGAACGGCAGGCCGCGCTTGAAGACCTCGATGTAGTCCTCGGCCGTGCCGGGCAGCTTCGCCGCGTCCCGCGTGATCTGCTGGATGATGTCGTCGGCGTCCTGGAGCCCAGCCTGGAAGCCCTGGTCGACACCGAGCGCGTTCAGCATGCCGCCGATCGCGATCCGATTCTGCTCGAGGGCGCTGTTGACGTGCGCGATGCCCTTCAAGACGGCGCCGCCGAGCGCCACCTTCAGGGCGTTCGCCCACGACAGCATCGACGTCTTCGCCGTGGCGCTCTTGTGCGCCATCTCGTCCAGGCCGGACGTGTCGACCTGGAAGCCGAGGGCGACGAAGAACGAATCGATGATGTTGGAGCCCGTCGTGATCATCTGCTGCGCCTGTTTCCTCGCGGCTTATCGGGCGGCCGCTCGTTGAGCCGGCTCAAGTTCTCGTCTTCGACGTCCATCATCTCGTGCATGTACAAGAGGTCGTCGATGTCGTATCGGCCTCCCTCCTGCAGCTCCCAGAGCTGGCAGAGGGGGGCCGGGTGCCGCATCAGGGGCCGGGCGATGAGGGGGTCGACGTTGGCGTATCCGATGAGGCTGACCGTCTGGCGAGATCGGCGGCGAACGCCTTCCAGAGGTCTTCGGGAAAAAAACCCCCCAGGTTCTCCTTGGTGGCCTCCCACCACACGACCCACATGTCCTTCTCGCGATCTTCGAAGACCGCGTCGAGGTTGTCGCCGATCGGCTGCCCGGCGCGGCTGCCGGGCTCGCCGTAGACCACGCGACGAAGCGTAAGCCTCATGACCTCGACGAGGTCCTTCGGGTCGAGCGCCTTTGTCACCATGGCGATCGCCGTCGTCACCATGGCGAAGTCGTCGCCGAGAGCCGCGACGCCGCCGCCCCTGATCGCGGCGGCGAGGCCCTTGCCGCCGCCCCCGCCGCCGCTCTTCTGCCACGTGACCAGCGCCGACAGCACGGGCTCCCCCAGGGCCCGGGCCAGCAACGCCTTCACCTGAACGGCCGTCGTCGGCGCCATCTTCACCAGGCCGTACTGGCGGCCTCCGTACTCGAACACGCGCGGCGGGCTGGGCATGGGCTAGATCGCCTCCGCCACTGCGGTCGCGAAGCCCGCGAAGCTCGGATCGCCGAAGACGATGTCGAGCCGCTCGCAGACGATGACCCAGGGCTGGACCTGGACCGTCCCGCCGCGGGACAGCGCCGGCAGCTTCTTCAGGTAGCCCGCCTGCGCGGCCGCCACGTCCTGCCGGTAGGCATCGATGGCGCGCACCTGGATCGGCACCATCGTTGCCGGACCAGACTCCATCGTCCCGTAGAGGCTGTTCAGGTACGCGTTGCTCGACGCCGCAGCGAAGAGCTTGAGCGTGATCTCCCCGCTCTTGTCGGCCGAGACGTTGACGAACATGTGCCCGTCGACGCCGACCTTGTCCGATGCCGCATCGTTGCGGCGCTCGGCCATGAAGGCGTCGTCGTCGTCGCTGAAGCCCGAGATGCGGACTCCGTTGACGATGATCTGCCAGTTGGCAAACGAAGTAGTCTTCATTGGAGCCCTCTCCTATCTCTGGAAGTTGCCGGTGACGTTGACCTTGTGGATCGCGCCGGCGCCGATGAACGCGAAGGTGATCGGCGGCGCCGTGCGCGCGTCGCGATCGGCCTGCGCCATCAGGGCCGTCGGAAGCGCGTACGAGTAATACCCCGTGCGCAAGAACCCGCCCGTCTTCAGCTCGCCGAAGCCGAGCCCGCGCCACACGCCGTTGCGCGCGATCAGGCCGTTGGACACGCCCTGCTCGAGGACGGCGTCGAGCGCCTGGAGCATGATCTGCGAGCCCTCGTCCGTCAGCGGGATCGATCCCGGCGCCTGGTAGAGGACGTTGAACATCGCCGCGCGGATCGTGCTCGTCACCCAGTCGAGCCCGATCACCTCGTCGATGAATCGGCCGTTGGCGACCGTCCCCTCCTCGAACATGGTCGCAGGCGTCCCGCCCAGCTCCGCGCGCTGGACGTACACGTTGTAGTTCTTCGCCTTCAGGTTCGTGATCTGCGATGAGCTGGCCGACGTGACGGCGAAGCCCGGCGCTTGCTTGAACTTCAGCGTGCTCAGGCTGCGCGGCTGCGAGAAGTCGATGACCGCCATGCGCGCGAGCCCCGAGATCGACAGGAACAGCGTCGGGTTCGTCGCGTCCCACATCGACACCGTGCGCTTGTAGCCGAGCCCCTTCGCGTACGCCCCGAGGTCCGTCGACACGCCCGCCAGCGGGCCGTTGCTGTCGCTGGTCGTGAACCAGTAGAGGACGCTCGTCGACTCCGCCCACGCCATCGCGTCCTTGACGTTCTGGGTGCTCGCCGTGCCCACGAGCTGCACGCCGTAGAACGAGGGGTTGAAGAGCTGCGACGCGTTCAGGGCGTCCGTGACCGACTCCAGGGCGATGCCGTTCACGCTCAGGACGCCGGGCGACCCGACCGTGAGCTTGGCCAGCGCCGAGATGTCCGTAGGCGTGCTGCCGCCAGTCGGCGGGAGCGCGTAGCCGACGTTGGAGCTCGTGCCCGTCGTCGGGCTCGTGATCACGAAGTCCAGTTTGACCGGGTCCCACGTGCAGGTAGTGGCGGCGAGCGCGACCTGCAGCCGCGTCTGGATCGCCGCCGCGACCTGCGCCATCGTCGTGACGGCGCTGAGGTTGATCGAGAAGATCTGACGGTTGACGCCGTCGATCACGATGTCGAATCCGCCGTTCGCTCCGATCGCCGTCCACGTCGCCATGGTCGTATCGACCGGGCTTCCGCCCTTCAGGCGCCCGGCCTGTGCGCTCGTGAACCAGTTGCCGATGAGCAGCTTCGACGGCTTGGCCGGCGAGCGGTCAGCGAAGTAGGCCTGCGCGCCGAGGTACTCCTGGGTCGTGGTCGCGAAGTCGACCGCCACCGCCGTCAGGCCGTTGTACTCGCGGATGCGCTCCTCGAGCGGCAGCGCGTTCGCGATGCCGAGGAGCAGGCCCTTACCGAAGCCCTGGGCCGTCGCCGCCGTCGGCGACACGTTGATCGAGGCGTTGATTACGTCGGACAGAGGAAGGGTCGTCATTGCGATACCTCAATGGTCTGGGTGGTGAGGGAGCTGCCCTGCTGAGCGTGCATCGTGAGCTGCGCGCTCGCGATGACGGCGACCTGGAAGGCGTCACGGCTGATGACCTGGAAGAGCACGTCGACCTGACCGCGCGGCTCGCGCACGCCAGCGACCAGGCCCGTCAGGTTGCGGGCCTGGCTGTAGCGCACGATGCCGAGGCCCATGCGCTGCATCGCCTCCAGCGCCCGGCTGTGCTGGAGCGCCCGCCCGAGCCCCGACGCGCGCGAGACGGGGTCCATGCTGCTGATCGGGACGCCGGCCGCCGTCTTGCCGGCGCCGCGATAGAAATTGACCGACGCCGTGAAGACCGTCGGCACCATGATCGCCTCGATGAGCGCCGTCGGATCGCCCGGCACCGGCTCCGTCTTCGACTGCGCCCAGCCAGCGTCGTCCGAGCCCATGATCCGCACCGTGGCGATGCGGGTCGTCTGCGCGCCGGCCGGGACGTCGTCGTCGGCCTTCATGACCGTGCCGTCCGGCAGCTCCAGCGCGAACCGGATCAGGTTCCGGATGGCCAGGTTGACGTCGTCGAGCGTGGGGACGCTGCTGCTCATGCCGGGACGAACTCCTGGCCGATGGCGGCGTAGTAGCCCGCGTTGCCCCACGAGTCGACGCGCACCACGCGAAACGTGCGCCCCTGGTACTGGATGACGTCGGGCTGCTTCGTCTTCTGGTCCCCGACCTGGACGAGCGTCGCCGTGTAGAACACCAGCAGGTTGTTCGTCCTGTTGCCCTCTGGCAGCATCAGGATCTGGTCATCGGACGGCGGCTGCACCAGCCCCGTCGCCGCCAGCCGCTGCTGCGTCGTCGTGGGCGTCCCCTCGGCGTCATGCGTGACCGTCTCGCGGATCAGGGTGAACGGCGCGGCGCCAAGCTCCTCGTCGTCCATCAGCTCGCTGAAGTCGATCATCGGCGGGGACCTTTCTGGACCTGGTACGTGACCTCGTTGATGAGCTGCGAGGTGTCGATGAGGGGGTGGTCGCTCCCCTTCTTCGCGATGGTGCTGGGCGCGTTTGGCTCGAAATCGCCGTTCCGGATCTCGTCCTTGACGCGCGCCGCGCCCGCCTGGCCGAGGACCTCCAGCGCCACGTCCTCCGTCATCTTGCCCTTGACCACGGACCCGAGCAGCCGCTTCGAGAGTCCTCGGAGCTCGGCGCGCCCGGCCGCGCTCCCGATGGCGCGGCGGAACGCGGGCCGCTCCGGGATGTCCTCGGTCCCGAACTCGTTGAAGGCCGCGACCGCAGCCAGCGGGGTGCCATTGGGCGCCGTCTTGCCGGCCGGCACGCCGACGAAGACCTCCGCCTTACCGTTCTCGACCCGCCGGCGGAGCGCGTCCAGCCCCGCGTTGCGGGTGTCACGCGTGACCTTGACGCTGACCTTCACGGCGACATGTCCCCCGACGCCACGGCGCCGACGCGCGCCTTTCTGAGGCACAGCAGGTACTCCCGGCCGAACGGCGTCGCCAGGAACGGGTTATCCAGCTGCTTCTCGAGGATGCTCGCCGCGCGCACGACGCGCACGCGCCCGGCCATCTTGTCCGTGATGTCTCCGGCGGGCGCCTTGACGCCCTTCGCGTTCCGGTCCTCGAGCGTGAGGTAGTGCGCCACCACGTTGGAAGCCGCCCACACGTAGTCATTCACCTCGTCGAAGCGCGAGATATTGAACAGACGATCGTGTGTGGTGATCAGCCGCTGCACGTCCGCTACCGAGGCGTCTTTGAACGCCGGCATCGTCGCGAAGAACTGGTCGACCGTGAGGACGTCATCCGCCATGGTGGCGCCTGCCGCTTACTTCTCCTCGATCTGCTCGACGACCAAGCCGCTGCGGTTGTCGAACCAGGCGCGGGCCACGCGGTGCTCCTTCATGGCCTTGATGACGCTCTCGCTGACGATGACCTCGCCGGGCCGGAATCCGCCCTTCGCGTCGTCGCCCATCGGCGTCATGCCGCGCGGGAACGTGATCCGCTTCGTGCTGTCCGACCCCTGGGGAAAGTCGAAGGGGTTCTCCGCGTAATTCTTCACGCGGACCATTCGTGGCTGCTGCTGCTGATCGGTGGGCATGTCCTTCTCCTGTGCGTTGGGCCGTGCGGCGCCGACGCGAGACCAGCGCCGCACGGCCGTTTTATGGGTAGCCGGGGGTGGGCGGCTAGACGATGCCGTCCATGTAGTACATGTTGGTGACGCGCTTCACCTCGACGCCGGACAGCTTGCCTTCGCCCGGGATCTTCACCTCGATGCCGTCGTACTGCGGCGCGAGGAACGTGAGCGGCATCGGGATGTGGCCGACCAGCGTCGTCGGATTCTTGTCGTAGAACACCGTGCGCCCCGTGTTGCCGGATCCGGCGGTCGCGAGGTCGTACCCCGAGTCGATGAAGAGCGGCCGCTTGTACTTCTGCGTGTACAGGTTGTGCACGCTGACGAAGTCCAGGATCGTCTGGTCCGGGATCGAGGTCGACGCCGGCGTCGTCGCCATGTACTGGTAGGCGCCGGCCGGGATGACGACCGAGTTGGGGACCACGTTGTAGCCCGACGCGACCCAGGCCGTGTAGAGCCCGAAGTTGAAGTCGCTGTTGAGCTGCAGGAACGTGATCGGGGTGGCGTCGGAGCCGTCCCACTTCTTCGTGCTCGGCGTCGTCGCGTGCGAGACGCTCGCGTTGTTGTAGAGGCCCGTCAGGTTCTTCGCCGTGTTCCCGAGCAGCATGACCTCGTTGGTCAGGCGCTCGAAGGCCTCCATCGCCGTCGCCATGCGCAGCTCCGGCAGCGGCCGCTTCAGGTACGCGCTCTTGCGAAGCTCGTCCTGCGTGTAGCGGTAGCCGGCCGTTGCGTTGTGAACGCCGAAGGTCTTCTGCGCGATGCCCACGTCGCTGTACTCGATGGCGTTCGACGCGGCGCTGGTGAACTGCGCCTTCGCCACCTTGTCGTAGACGTAGTACGTGATGCTGTCCACGTACGGTCCCGCGGCGTAGGAGATCGGGACGAAGTCCTTGTACTGCATCGGCTGGTAGTAGCGCGCTTGCAGCTCCGTCTCCTCGTACGTGAGCTGCGAGACGAGGAACACCAGCGCCTCCTGCGCGTCCTGCGTCTGCATCGCGCGACCCGTGATCGCCTTGAAGGACGTGCCGTCGAACAGCGTGTCCTTGATGCGAGCGAAGCCGGCGTAGATGGTCTGGTAGCGGTCCTCGCTGACCTTCGCGAGGATCGGCTGGCCCGTCGCCGTGTCGGCTGCCCGGATGACTCTGATCTTCATGATCGTTCTCCCGTTCCTTGGTGTTGTGGGTTGGCCGTCGACGGCGGAATTAGGTGGTGGTGCGGCGCGTGCCGACCGTGTTGATGCGCAGGCGGCCGACGCTGCCCGACGAGACCGTGTCCTCCCAGACCGCGCCCGGGATGTCGATGCGTCCGGCGCCGGCAACGCCGCCCTGGCTGCCGCCGATGGTGCCGCCGCCAGCGGTCAGCGCGAGCGCCTGATCACCGCGGCGCACGTTCTCCGCGGCGATGACGAAGATGACGCCGAGCCGCATGACCGGCACGCTCTGGTACTGAGGGTAGTTCACGGTGTTGTTGCCGTCCGTCGATGCGGGCTGCAGCGCGTGGCGCACGCTGATGCCCAGCAGCTGGTCGCTGTCCGCTGCCATGACCTTGCAGCTGCGGTCGTTCGTGTCTCGGACGACCACGCGGCCGAAGTCGACCGCCGTGGCCGACGTGTTCGTGAACGAGTCGATCTGGGCCGGCTCGCTGTCTGCGATCTGGCCAGCGTAGCCGGCGTTGAACGTCCGGCCGCCGGCCGTTGCGAGGGTTGGAATTGCCATCTTCAGCTCCTATCGTGTGGTTTGGGTTCTCGGGCGGCGGACGGGCGGGCAGCCCACGCGGCGAGAGATTTCCCCGGAGCGCTACTGCTTCTGCTGCTCCTGTCCCGGCGGCTTCGGCTGGAAGTGCAGCGCCGTGGCCGCCATGCGGGCGTCGAGGCCGACCAGCTCGTTGCTGTCGTACACCATGCCGACCTCCAGCTTCTCGTCAGCCGCGCGCGCCGTGGTGCCGTCGCCCGCGCTGGTGCCGTCGCCCGCGGCGTAGGTGCCGGGGCTGCCCATCGCAGCGCCGAAGGCCTCGCTGCTGTTGCCGCCGCCGGCCGCCGGGGCCGTGCGCCCGTGGGCCGCGACCACCGCATCGAACGCGGCGCGGACGATCGCGCCGTCGGCCTTGTCGAGCGCGACGCCGCCCAGGATGGCGAGCGCGAGCGTCTTCGGCGCGCCGTCCTTCGCGATCACCTGGGTCAGGACATCATGCCGGATCTGCGGCACCGTCTTGCCCTTCACGACGAGGTCCTTGAAGAGCAGGGCCGAGTCGGCGACGACGCCCGCGCGCTCGGTGGCGAGCGCCTCGATCATCTCGGGCTTCACCTGCTTCGCCTCGAGGTCGGCGACCGTCTTGGCGTGGTCGGCCGCCAGCTTCTTCCCCGCCTCGCCCATGTCGGCGAGAGCCTTCTCCGCGGTGGACAGCTTGCCCTCGGCCGTGCGCTGGCCCGCCTGCGCGTCCTGCACGCTCTTGCGTGCCTCCGCGATGATGCGCTCGCAGAACGATGCGCTCGTGTCGTCCGCGAAGCTGAGGGTGACACCGTCGATGACTCTCGTGATTGCCATGTTCGTCGCTCCTGGTTGTTGGTCTCCGATGCGGCATTCATAGCCGCCCCGGGCGATGTCCACGATCGCGTGGTGGTTGCCGACGATGTTTCTCATGACCCCGTGGTAGGGGACGCCGTCGGCCGTCGTTCCCGGGGTGAAGTCAGCCTCGAAGTCGTAGCCGCAAGACATCTGCGTCTTGCCGCTCTTGACCGCCTCGACCGCCTCAGCGTCGCGCACGTAGACCATGCCGCGCATCGAGTCGCCACCGCCCGTCACCTTCTGGACGTCGCCGCGCACCACCTTTCGGTAGTTCCCGGCGTCCACTCCCTTCGGCGGATGGTCGAGCGTGAGCGGCAGACCGTCGAAGCTCTTTAGCGTCTCCGGCCTGAAGACCTCATCGACGGGCCGAAAGAGGTTGATGACCGCGTCCGAGGCCATGCCCTGCGACTTGTCCAGCCCCAGCTCGCGGGCGAGGTAGCGCTGGACGTTGCCGGCCTTCGCCAGCACCGCTGGCGCGATCAGGTAGCCCTGATCCGTGATCACGCGCGACGTCGGCGCGAGATCGAGCGCGTACAGGTCAACGACGGAGCACTTCACCATGGTCACGCGGCGGCCCTCCTCTCGAGCGCGCGCAGGTTGATCACGGGCAGCGAGCGACACCTGCAGTTGATCGCCTCGCCGGGATGAACGTGCTCGCCCTCGACCAGCGGCGGCGCCGCCCACTTCTGGCGCGTGCCGTTCAGCGCGTGGTGTTCGGGGCGCACGCGCCGATCGCCCGCGTCGGCCCAGATGTACTCCTCGATGCCGAGGTCCGTCTGGCGCGCCTCGTTCAGCGCCGCGCTCATCTTCGACGTCTGGTCCCGCGCGATCAGGTTGGCGCGGTCCTGCGTGACGCCCGTCTGCCGGCGGATCTCCTCGGCCAGCGTCTCCCAGCGCGCGCCGCGCGCGAACGTCTCGAGGATGCGCGCGCGCAGCTGCGCGAAGTGCCGCGACGGGATGGTCGTGATCAGCCCGACGTTCGCGACCAGCGCCCGCTGCATCGCGCCCGCCAGCGCCCCCTCGTCCAGCAGGGGGGCGATGTCCACGCCCAGCGCCGACTCGATCGCGCGCGCCATCCGAGCGTCCGTCGTCTTCGCCGAGTTCTTGACGGCGCCGGCGGCGATGCGCCGGGCCGGCAGGGCGATGTCGATGCGCGCCGCCGCCCGCTCGATCAGGCGATCGACGTCGGCGGGGTCGGCGTCTTGGACGCGGCCGTCGTGCGCGCGTGGCCACGTCGCGTGGAGCTCGTAGCCGATCTCGATCGAGGCGGCGTCCAGCCGGCGCACCTGCTCACGCAGGCGCTTCCGGTACCACAGCTCGTCCGCCTCGCTGGGCCCTGTCCCATGCAGGACGACCAGGCCGCTGCGAGCGGCCGCCGGGTGCTGCCGCGCGTGCTGCGCAAGCATGCGGGATAGCAGGAGGTGTGCCACGAGACCCAGCCACGCTACACCTGATCCCGGTACGCGTCACGTAACGTACTGTCACGTCATGTCACTTACGGTTCCACGTGGAACAGTAAGGACTGGACCGGAAACGCCTGGAGTGCCGCCCCCGCCGTCGGCGCGTCTTTGGGGGCACGCCGCCGGCGGGGGGAGGCTGCCCGCCGATCGCCCCGCCCTTGTAGCACGGGGTCAGCTCGGCCGCGAGTTTCCGGTTGACACCCGATCAGGAGTAGCCTGTGCCCATGCTCGAAGGTCTCCGCGCCAGAGTGAACGGGGTCGCCCGCGCCGCCTTCGGCGCTCTCGACGTCGCGCCGCCGCCCGCACCGTCTCCCCCGCAGCTTCCGGCCGCCGCCAACTTGCTGCAGCTCGCGCGCGCCCGGATCCCTGGCTTCGACCAGCTGATCAACCTCGCCTCCGGGATCGGGACCTCGCGCGACAAGCGGACGTACACCGACTACGCGCCCGTCGGGCAGATCAGCCAGATCACGCTCGACAACATGTACCAGACGAGCTGGTCGACCGGGAAAACCGTCAACATCCCGGCCGAGGACAGCGTCCGCGAGTGGATCACGCCGTCGTGGGACGGCTACGACAAGGACCAGGGCGGCCGTGACGCGCTCCAGGCCGCCGAGGAAAACTTCCTGATCCCCCTGAAGGTCTTCCAGGCCAGGAAGTGGGCGCGGCTCTACGGCGGCTGCGCGATCGTTCCTGGTTTCCGCAACGACCAGGACATGTCGCAGCCGCTCGACATCGACCGCATCGGGAAGGACGACCTGATCTTCCTGCACGTGCTCGATCGCTGGCGCATCGCTGCGACCGGGCCCCTCGACCAAGACCCGGAGAGCCCCAACATGGGCTACCCGTCGTCATACCAGATCCGATCGTCGGGCAGCTTCCAGCCGATCGTGCATTGGACGCGCGTCATCCGCTTCGACGGCTACGAGCTGCCCTACTACGCGTTCCAGCGCAACGGCTACTGGCACGCGTCCGAGGTCCAGCGCGTGATGGAGAACTGCAAGGACTACGACCACGCGCGCGCCGCCATCATGGCGCTGATGGACGAGGCGAACGTCGACATTCAGCTCGTCGAAGGCCTCGGCGAGCTGCTCACCTCGAAGAACGGCCTGCAGATCGCGCAGGCGCGCTTCCGCGATGCCGCGCTGCTGAAGTCGATCACGAACACGCTCGTGCTGGACGTGAAGGACAAGTTCCAGCAGAAGCAGATCGCCTTCGGCGGAATCCCCGAGGTCTGGCGCATGGCGATGCTGGACCTGGCCGGCGCCGCCGACATCCCCGTCACGAGGTTCTTCGCGCAGTCGCCCACGGGCCTCAGCGCCACCGGAGAGAGCGACCTCCGCAACTACTACGACCGCATCCACGCGGACCAGAAGACGAAGATGCTGCCGCAGCTAATGCGGCTCTACAACATCCTGCTCCGCTCCGTCTTCGGCCGCATGCCAGAGCACTTCAAGATCGTCTTCAACCCGCTCTGGCAGCTGACCGACGTCGAGAAGAGCACCGCGCAGGTGAACCGCGCGAACCGCGACAAGGTCTACAAGGAGATGGGCGCGATCGACGTGGGCGTGATCGCCCGCCAGCTCAAGTACGACGGCACGTACGAGGTCCTCGAGCCCGCTGATGTCGAGGACGCGGAGGCCGTGGCCGAGCAGCAGGAGAACGACGCCGAGCTGGCGCGTCAGGCTCTGTCCGCGGGCGCCGAGGGCGGCGCTGGCAACCAGCAGCCGCCGGAGAACAAACAGCAGAAGGAGTAGCCCGTGCCCGATTACGCGAAGCCACCGGGCGGAGGTGACGATGGGGCGTCACCTCCGAAAGAACCGCAGTGGAAGAAGAACCTCAAGCCGATCAAGCCCGGCGAGGTTCGCAATAAGAAGGGGATCAACGGCTCGCGCTGGATCAGCGCGATGAAGAAGTATTTTCGCGAGCGCGACAAGGACTTCTCGAACAAGGACGGCGAGCACGTCGAGCGCTGGCGCAACGTCATGTTCGCGATGTACGTCACCGCGATGAAGGGCAACCCGCTGAGCCAGCGCCTGATCGCCGAGGTCCTCATCGGCGACGGCAAGCAAAAGCTCGAGATCACCGGCGCCGGCGGCGTCGCGCCCGTCGTGATGTACGTGCCGTACAACGGCCGCGGGCCAGCGCCCGGCGAGATTCTGTCCGAGGACGGCGCCGGCACAGACACCGGCGCTGCAGACGCTGACGTCGAGGGCCCCGAGCCGAGCGAGCTACCCGAAGCTCCGCCCGACCTCGACCCGCCGCGAGAAGACGAGGGCGGCGGCGAGCAGGGCTGATGCCCACCGTCGTTACCCCTCCTCGCATCATCGGGCCGCAGCGGGGGTTCCAGACCAAGGTCCTTAGCAGCGGCGCCGACATCACCATCGCCGGCGGCGCCGCCGGCTGCGGCAAGAGCTTCGTCGAGCTGATGGCGGCCGCGGCGTGGACGCACATCCCCGACTACTCGGCCGTCTTCTTCCGGCGCACGACGCCGCAGATCACGAACCCCGGCGCGCTGTGGGACCAGTCGCGCCGGCTCTACCCGCTCCTCGGCGCCAAGCCGAAGGTCGGAGACCTCACGTGGACCTGGCCGTCGGGCGCCTACGTGAAGATGTCGCACCTCGAACACGAGAAGACCGTCGAGAACTGGCAGGGCTCGGAGCTGCCGCTGATCATCTTCGACGAGCTGACGCATTTCACGGCGGCGATGTTCTGGTACATGCTGTCGAGGAATCGCAGCACGTGCGGCGTCCGCCCGTACATCATCGCGAGCTGCAACCCCGACGCTGACAGCTGGGTCGCCGAGCTGATCGCCTGGTGGATCGAGCAGGACCCCGACTCGCCCCGGTACGGCCTGCCGATCCCAGAGCGCGCCGGCGTCCACCGCTACTTCATCCGCCTGGGCGACGAGATCATCTGGGCCGACACGCGCGCCGAGCTGGAGAAGCGCCCCGACGTCCACGAGGCGATCGAGACCTCCGTCCGGAACACCGGACTGCCACGTGAGCGCGTCAGCCAAGAGCTGATCAAGTCGCTCACGTTCATCCCCGGCAAGCTCGAGGAGAACAGGATCCTCGAGCGCGCCAACCCCGGCTACCGCGGCAACCTGATGTCCATGACGCGCGTGCTGCGCGCGCGTCTTCTCGACGGCAACTGGAAGATCCGCGCGGCCGCCGGCGACTACTTCAAGCGCATCGAGGTCACGATGCTCGACGCCGTCCCGACCGACCTCGTCCAGATCATCCGGCGCTGGGACCTCGCCGCCACCGAGCCGAGCGAGACGAACAAGGATCCCGACTGGACGTACGGCGTGAAGATCGGCAAGCGCTCCAACGGCCGCTTCGTGGTGCTGCATGCGCTCGCGCTCCGCAAGCGTTCCGACGACGTGCGCAAGGACATCCTGAAGACCGCGCGGCTCGACGGCTCCGAAGTGAAGATCGGGATCCCCCAAGACCCCGGCCAGGCCGGCAAAGACCAAGTGGCGAGCTACGTGAAGCTGCTCGTCGGCTACCGCTTGTTCTCCGACGTCGAGACCGGCGACAAGGAGACTCGCGCCGACCCGTTCGCGAGCCAGTGGCAGGGCGGCAACGTCGACGTCATCCGCGCGCCGTGGAACGAGCACTACTTCAACCAGATGGAAGGATTCCCGAAGAAGGAGATCCACGACGACGCCGTGGACGCGAGCGCTGGCGCGTTCCGTCAGCTGGTCCGGGGCTTCAACATGTTTGACGCCTACAGAGATCAAGGCGAATCTGGTTCCGAAACCGCAACAGGGGGCTGATCCCACCGAGGAGAAGCACATGGCCAAGGCAAAAAGAAAGGGCGCGAAGGGCGCCAAGCGCGGCAAGGGCGGGGGCAAGGCGAAGGGCGGAGGCTCCGGCTAGCCGATGCAGTACATCGACGAGACGCTCCTGGAACTGAACAAGGCCCGGGAGCGTCTCGATTCGATCGTGGTCGCCTACTCGGGCGGCAAAGACTCCCTCGCTGTGATGGACCTTTGCGTGAGGACGTTCAGCAAGGTCGAGGCCTTCATCATGGAATTCGTGCCGGGGCTGGAGCTGTACGAAGAGTCGCTCGCCTTCGCGAAGTCAAGATGGGGGATCACGGTGCGCCGGTACCTCCACTGGTCGGCCATCCAAGCGATGCGCGCGGGCATGTACTGCGACACGCACTGGAAGAAGGAGCTGCCGAAGGCCTCGCTCGCCACCATTCAGGAGCTCGTCCGCCGCGAGACCGGGATCGCCTGGATCGCCGATGGCCAGAAGCGATCCGACGGCGCGAACCGCGCGAGCCTGATGGCGTTCGCGAAGACCCGCGGCGACAAGATCTTGCGCCCCATCGCCGGCTGGTCGAAGGACCACGTCATCGGCTACCTGAAGATCCACGGCATCCCGCTGCCGTCGTCGTCTGGAACCGCGATGAGCGGCGTCGGCCTCAAGGTCAACGATATCCTCTGGCTGCACGACCAGCACCCGCGCGACTTCGCGCGCCTGCTCAAGCTGTTCCCCCACGCCGAAGCCGTCGTCTGGCGACGGAAGTTCTTCGGCCTCCCCAAGACCAAGGATCGCCATGGAAAGCCCGCCAGCTGACGAAGCCCCGCTCCCCCACCTCGGCATCGAGGCCTTCACCGCCGAGAAGGTGAAGCGCTCGCAGCTCAACGAGGCGACCTACAACCCGCGGATGATGACGTCCGAGGCGCGGCGCAAGCTCGATGGCGGCATCGACAAGACAGGCATGCTCGTCCCCATCACCTGGAACGCGACGACGGGAAACCTCGTCGGCGGGCACCAGCGCCTGAAGAAGATGGACAAGTCGATGGGCTACCCGAAACGGTGCAGCGACTACACGCTGACCGTCGCGACCGTGCGCCTCACGCTGAAGCAGGAGAAGGAGGCCAACATCCTGGCTCAACAACACGGCCGCCCAGGGGGACTTCGATCTCGAGCAACTCGAGGCGCTCATCTCCGAAGGCCTCGACACCGCCGCGCTCGGCTATGACGAGGCGGACATCTACAAGCTGTTCGGCGACGTCGTGGGCGCGCCAGCCGACGACGAAGAGGCGAAGAGGAACGTCGAGAAGGCCGTCGAGAAGATACTGGAGCACGAGAAGAGCCTGCGCGAGGCGAAGGACGCCGCCCTCGCCGCCGATAGCCAGGACTTCTACATGATCGTCGTCTTCCGCAGCTACGACGAGCGGAAGGCCTTCACCGACAAGCACCAGCTCGAAGACAACCGCTACCAGAGCGGCGACGCGTTCACGAAGGCCGTCGACGACTAGCGCTTCCGCTCCCGTTCGCGCTCCCGCGCGTGGTCAACGTAGTCGTCGCTGAACTGCTGGTGCCGGATGCGCCACGCGGTCAGATCGGCCACCGTCTGGCGGAGCGCCGACACCTCCGCCTCCAGCTGCGCGATGCGCGCGTCCTTCAGGACCTGTTCAGCGCGGGCGCTGGCGATCTGATCTGTACGGGATGAGCTGACCTCGCGCGCCGCCGCGAACACCGCAGCAACGCCAGCGACCGCCGCGTTGACCGCCAAGCGCAAACCCCAAGACCGCAGCACCCTCCGGCGCTCGCCGTCCTCTGCCATCCAGGGATTGTACGCTCACCTCCGCGCCGGCCGCGAATCTCCCGCGAGCGCATCAAGCTGGGCAGCGATGTCGCGCGGCACCGTCCACAGGCCTTGCGCTCCCTTGCACTGGATCGGGACCTCCAGCTTACAGACGTCGCGCAGCACCCAGCCCACGGGACCGCACCACCAGTCGGAGATCCGGGCCGGCGCCGCGCGCGGCCGGCGCTGGATGAACTCCTGCACCACTGCCGTCGCCACGATCGCGCCGCGCGTGTCCCGGCTGTTCATGACGATGCGGCTGCTGCGCGCGTACGGCAGCCGCTCAATGGCCCAGCTTTCGCCGTCCTCGTCGTACGTCATGCCGGCGTGGATGGCGATGCGCCGGCCGAGCACCACGCGCATCGACCACGTGCGGTTCTCGACCCCCTTGATCCCGGCGGCGATGAGCGCCGCCCACGGCTGTTTGATAGTCAGTGCGAGCATCCGAGCACCATATGCATTGTGTGTCTCCGTGTCAAAACAGGCGAAGGCCGGATGGAGCTGCAGCCTCCGCCTGCCTCTGACGTAGATCATCCGCCCGTGTTCTGGACGGCCTCGATCACGAAGTCGAAGCCGTCGCGGCTGCCCATGTTTCTCAGGAGGCTCGCCCGCGCGTTTTCGTCCGTCAGGATGTCCCGGGACGTGTCGAGTCGCTGTCCATTGATCGTCGACTCCACCCCATCGCGCTCCCGCCACAGCGCCCGCAACAACACCTTCGTACCTTCGTGGTTCCTCCACTCCCTCATTGCGGCCGCCCGTTCGGCGCTACCATCCTTCGTTGTCGGCTCGTCAGTTGCTCGGATTCCTGCCTGCATTCGCTCCAGCTTGTGCTTTTGGTCCATCGCTACCTCCCAAGGTACATCGGTACTCGCGGCGTCTCATACGACAGGCGCAGCGGGTGCCGCGGAGCACGACCATCTCGCCCGCGCCGATTGGGCGGTGGCCGACCTTGACCCGCTTCACTCCCTTCGAGCTGCACTTCGGGCACTCGGCGCGCGGGGCGCGATGCTCACAGAGCACATCGGGCTTCGCGCTCACTTCTTCCACGCGCCCGCCCACTGGCGTTCCTCCAGCCGGCGCAGCCGCGGCAGCACCTCATCGTCGAAGCGCTCCGATGCCTCCTCGATCCGCGCCGTCAGCCGCTTCGCCTCCTCGCAGAAGAGGTTGATCAGCTTCACCAGCGGCCGCACCAGCTCGGCTGGGCTGTCGACGATCATCGGATGCTCGACGTGGGGGGCCAGCGGCCGCCGGAACGGGTGGAAGCGCGCGCGCCGCGGCTCCTCTTCCATGATGCGCCACGCGCGGCTCTTCCGCGTGAGGCCTCCGCAGCGGTCCCACACGATCCGCCCGCGCCCGCACGGGACCTCGAAGCGCCGGCGGATGCCGCTCGCCAGGAAGTACTCCTCGAGCAACGGAAGGTCGTGCACGATGTCGGCGTCGCTAGCCACGGGCCATCCTTTCGATCTGGAATACCCCATGGTTCCGGCAGCTAGCGTAGTTGGTGATCACGCCGAAGCGCTCCGCCATCCTGTTCGCCGCGTTGATGCAGCACCGGCGGGACGCGATTGCCAGCGCAGCCCTTCGGGCGTGGCGACGGCGCCTGCGCTTCGCTGCCCGGCGCGGGCGAGTTCGCTTGCTCACAGCACCGGCTCCCACCTGTAGCGAACGACGGCGCGGTGGCGCTCGCGCGACTCCTCGAACAGCTCGCCCCATCCCGGCTTGACCGGGATCATGTCAGTCCGGCAGACGATGCAGTGCTCGCGCTCGTGCAGCAACTTCGCCTGCGTCTCCACCTCCGTGACCGCAGATTCGCGATGCCACAAGTCGACGATCTCGGCCCACTTGCGAACCGCGAACGTATTCCACGTAAGCAGCCCCGGCTCAGGGTTCAAGAGAAGTCCGCGGAGCTGCTCCGTGAGCACCCTCAGCTGATCCAGAATCGGCGTAGCCTTTGTCTCATCCATGCGCGCCATCCAATCACATCACCGCCGAACATGCAATGTATGGCGGCGCTCCGCCTTTCGCCAGCACACACGATGGATGCGCCGGCGCCGCCACCGCTTCATGAAGCGCCCGCACAGCGCGCAGCGGTGAAAGCGGATCATCGGGGCCCATCCTCGTGCAGCACGCGTCCGAATCCATACCCCAGCACGCGCGGGGGCGATGTGCATTCGATCACCGAGTAGATGACCCACTTCCGCCGCCATGGCTGTACCGCTCTCAAGATCGCGTTGATCACGACCTTCCACCGCGGCCGCGCGATAGCATCGATATCCGCGCGCATCACACCCCCAGTGCCGCGGGCGATAGGCCGTTCGCCCTGGCGAAGGCGATCCGGTACGCCGCCCGCTTGTCGCGCCCGAGCGCGCACATTGCCTCGGGCTTCGTCTCGCCCCGGCAGAGCGCGCAGCCGTCGCGGTGATTGATGAACGCCGTCGCCTCCTGGAAGTGGCTCGCCTGCCGCCGCAGCTCCGCCGCCAGCACCTGGCGGTCTCCCGCCGCCATCTGGACGTGCGTCCAGCAGTGGTCGAGGTCCGGGCCCAGTTTCACCCGGTGCTTCTCGCAGACCGGGCGATCGCACGTCTTCGGCTTGCCACCCTTGCCCTTGCCCGGCACCGGCCAGTCGCAGAGGACCTCGCACCACCAGCTATGGCAGCCGTCAACGCCGCATCGGCGCCGGCGCATGGGCGCCGTGCAGACGATGCCCGTACCGCCGCCGGGGAAGTGGATCGGGTGGCAGGGCATCAGACGTCGACCTCGATTTCGCCCACCCAGCCGTTGACCCTGACTCCATTGATCGTCAGGACGGCATCGCGAACGTCGAAGCACCGCACCCGCCATCGCCGCCGCCGCTTCGCGATCACGTAACGCCGCCGACGGCGCTGCCGCTTGTTCATCGGCGCTCCTCGGGTGGCTTCCAGTCGGACGGCGGCGTCCATCCGCACGGGATGCACACTGCGATGAAGTTCGCCGCGCGCGACACGATCACTTCCGCCTGCGTATCGCCCCATTCGACGGATAGGGCGGGCAGACTCCCCGACTGCGACGCGGACGACACGACGTTGCGGAAGACCAAGTCGGTCGCCGTGATGAACTCGAGCGACCCCCACATGTCCAACTGGCCGATGCGGAGGAAGTAGCGGCGCCCCGCCTTCCACCACGGCGGTATCCATGAGCCATCCGGCGCCCAGCTCACGAGCAGCCCCCGCAGTCTACGCAGGCCTGGTAGGTCGGGGCCTGGCAGATGCCGCCCGAGCATACCTGCGCCGTGGCGCCGCGGATGCACGCCCTGCCGATGTCCGGCGAGCCCGCGCGGAACGCGCATGAGAAGCAGCCCGTCGTCGTCCCCGGGTAGAGCTTGCCGCCCGGGCAGGCCACCGGCGGCGCCGCCGGGTCCGTCGAGCAGGGGGGCAGCGGCGGGATCGCGGCCGCGCCGCCGGTCCCGGGCGCGCCACCCGGCGCTCCGGCCAGCCCCGCGCCCCCGGATCCCGCCGCTGGCGCGCCGCCGGCGCCGTCGATCGCGCCGCCAGCGCCGTGTGCCGCCGCGCCGCCCATCCCGCTCGCGACCAGCGCGCCGCCGGTCCCCGGCTCGATCTGCTGAGCGCCGCCGAGTCCCGATCCGCCCGCGCCAGCCGGCGGGATAGCCTCGCCCCGCCGCTCGACCAGGGCGCGCGCGTCGGGGTCCTCGTCGACCTCGATGTTGCCGCAGCCGGGCCCGAACGCGACCGCGGCCGCCGCAATCAGCGCCGCCACCGCGAGCGCGATCCACTTCGGCCCGAGCTGCTCGAGGAAGTCGGCGACGCGCGCCGTGCTGGGGTCCATCTGGCGGGCGATCTCGCGCACCCGGCGCGCACGGTCGATAGGGATGATAGGGCTGACACGTGTCTCGGGCGTCATGGTTCTCCTCCTGGATCGAGCATACGATCGATGTCTCGGCACAGCTCTTTGACCTCAATCGAAGCCTTGTTCGGTTCGAAGCGCAGCGCATGGCGGGCTCGCAGCAGAAGCCTGTACACCCTCCTGGGCAGAGAATCCGGGCCCAGTCCGCAGACGGGACGCACCACCGACCAGCGACCGCCGGGCGCGCGGTACACGAGCCCCGCGCCCTTGAAGCGGCGCTGCGCGCGGCAGTTCCGGCACGCGACCACCTTGTACCGGCCCGAGCTGCGCCCGACGTCGCGCTCGTAGTTCCAAGCGTGGCGTTTCACCGCCGCCTCCAGCTGGCGGCCGCGCGCCGGCGGGTGCCCTCGGTCCCGTCCGGCGGCGGCGGGCGGATCGGCTGCTCGCGGCGCTGCCGTTCCTCCCTCGCGCGTAGCCGGAGCTCGTCGTCGATGCCCGCGCGCCGGGCCCCGATCCGATCCTCCCAGCCCTCGTCCGGCGTGCATTCCTTGCCGATGTTGTTCGCGACGTTCAGCGCGCCGCAGTCGACGCAGCGGTGCAGGCCCATGCCCGCGGCGACCGTGAAGTCGTGGTTCTTCATCGTCAGCTCCCGAAACACTCGGAACACGTCACGCAGTCAATCCCGATGCACGCACCGGCGTCGACCGAGCAGAACGTCACCCGATCGACCTCGGGCCGGCAACCCGCGCAGAGCGGGGAACACGTCGCGCGATCGGCGGGCAACGGCGAGCGCCCGCACGAAGAGACGAACGCGATGAAGAGCAGGAGCTTCGCGACGCCTAGGATCCAGCGCGCGGCGCGCCGCCACCACGGCAGACGCTGCAGGTCGAATTCGATAGTAATGAACCCGTTTTCGTCGGGCGCGATGCGCTTCCCGTTAGCCAACGTCGCGCCGTTCTCGTCGATAGTGAACAGGGGCGGGTGCTCGCGACGGAACTTCTCATAGCGCGCCGTCTGTTCCGGGGTCAGCGTCCGCCAGGACGGCGGACGCTCCCAGTCGAAAATCGGCCCTTTCTTGAAGGTGTGGCTCACGGGTTTTCTCCGTAGATGACGGGGTCGATCACAGCCCGCTCCCCGGCATCGCGCGGTGCCCGCTCGCCTTGCGCCCCGCCTCCAGGCGCTCCTGGATCGCCATCGCGCCCGCGATCGTAGCCGCCTGGTGGACGCGCGCGATCGTCTGTAGTCGCCACGTGTCTCCGTCTCGGATCCAGCCGCGTTCCTTCAGCCATCTGATCATCGCCTTCTCGCTCATGTGGTTTCGACCTCCTCTGGCCAGACCATGTCACCGTACCCGTCGCTCTCGCAGTGAACGTCGATGCCGCTGCCGTCACCTCGGGTACTCCGGCAACCGCAGCTCCAGCAGCTTCACCACGGCGTCGATGTTGCGCTCCGCCACGGACTCATCGAGCAGCGCGATCTCGAGGTCCACCGTGCCGTGCTCGCCGAGCGCGATGTCCTCCAGCACCTCCTTCGCCGTCGCCTTGAGCCAGCGCTGCTGGCGCTCGCGCAGCTCCGCCTCCGCCGCCGGCCGGGCCGAGCACTGGCCCTTGTGACCCGCCAGCGCGCGCCGCATGCCGCGCCAGCCGCCGTGCGCGTCGCAGCGCAGGAACGGCTTGCGGCACCAGTCGCACAGCAGCGGCTCGACGTGACTCGAGTTGCAGGGGCTGGTCCGCGTCCCCGCACTGCAAGCCGCGACCTCGACTTGGTTGATGCCCGTTCGCAGGGCCAGCCCCAGCGAAGTCATTTACTCCACCGCCTCCTCGGCCGCGGGCGTCGAGTGGCAGGGGCACGTGCAGGCGAGATCCTTGTTCGCGCCGATCTCGATGTCCTCGCACTCGAAGTTTTCGCACTCGCGGCAGTCGGCCGCGTCGCATTTGCAGCTCGCGAGCGTCTTGCCGCGCTCCCAGTCGGCCTCCAGCGGGACGTAGATCTCTTCCTTCCATCCTGGCTTCGTTGCTTCCGTCGTCATCGTGACCTCCGTTCAGTGTTTGGAACCGGAAGGCGTGAACCACGCGCTCCCCTTTGGATCCTGTTGCGTCGGCGGCCCGCTCTCCCACTCCGCCAGCTCCGCCTCGAAGGCGCTGGCGATGTCGGGCTCGTCGATGTAGTGGCGCACGCTGTCGCCGACCTGGAAGCCGTCCCAGTAGGCGGCGCCGTCGGGGTCGAGCAGGCAGCTGTCGTCGAGCGTCTGGGCGATCCCCTGCTGGACGCCGATGACGAACATCATCGAGCCGCGGCATGCCGTGCGCGCCGCCTCCAGCTCCGCCTGGGGCAGCGGCTGCTGTCCCTGGACGTGGAGGATGAGCGCGCCCACCGGCGACAGCGGACGGCCCGCGATCGAGCGCCAGCGCCCGTTCGCGAAGCGGACGCCCATCTCGACGTGCGAGACGACGCGGTAGCCGGCGGCCAGCGCCTCGTCGACCGCCTGTCGGAGCTCGGCCAGCGTCAGCGGCGAGCTGCTCACGACGGCCGCCAGTGCGGGCACCGCCCGCGCAGCACGTGCCGGTCGTCGAACGCATCGCCCGAGCAGTGCCGGCACCGCACGAACTCTTCGACCGGCGCGCGCGGCCGCAGCACCGCGCGCGCCAGCCCACCCAGCCACGCCGCCGCCGCCACCAGGGCTTGCACGATGCGCCTCACTCCCTTCCCTCGGTCGCCTCGATGCGGCGCTGCCGCCGCACCCACTCGATGTCCTTAGCGTTGTCGCCCTTCGGTCCCGCCGGCGCCTTCTGCAGCAGCGCATCCCGCGGCGGCACCCAGCGCGTGCGACGCATGTCGTATCCTTTCTTGAACTGCTCGCGCTGCGCCTGCCGGGCCGCCTGCCGCTCCTTCAGCTTCGCGATCCTGTCCTCCGTTCCCATCGTCGCCTCCTTTGGTTGATGGTCGCCGCGCCCCCCTCGCGGCACCTCGTTTCAGTCGTTGACGTAGATACGCCCCGGGGTCTCCGGGGGCAGCCCGTCGATCTCCTCGCCGATCTCGACAGAACCCCGGTCGGCGCGGAGGAAGGCCTGGCTGTAGAGCCGCTCCTTCCCCGTGTCGACCTCCTTCGCGATCACGTACGACCCGATGAGGATCGCATCGCGGTCCTGTTGATCGGGCTTGCGCTTCTCGAACTTCGTGACGTCGTCCAGCGTGGCCCGCCGAACGATCGTCACCTTGCCACCGAACCGACCGTAAATTGCCATGCACACGAGCATACACGTTGTATGTCTCGCGTCAACTCAGCCCCGTTTCCCCGTCGATAACCGCGCCTACGCGTTCGCGAGCGCCAGCAAAACATCCGCGTGGCACAGCTCGCCGGTCTTGCACCAGCACGCCAAGTTCTTGCCGCGCAGCTCGCGCACGACGTCCTTGATCTGGAACGGCACAGAGTCGAGCGCGTTCAAGAGCGCCGCTTCGAAATTGCGGACGCACTGACGCCGCGCCTCCGCCTCATCGAACGGCGCCGGCGTGCCGTCCGCGTGCTGGAACTTCACATCCTGCAGCCTCCACGGATTGCCCCACCGAGTCGGGCGCGAAACTATCACCGTATTGGGCGGCAACCTCGCCCCGGCCGCGCGCGAGAGCTGCACGCGCCGAGGCTTGGCGAGTGGCGCCGCCGCCGGCGGCTTCGGCGCTACGAACCCCTCCCTCGCGCTCTTCATGGCTCGCCTCGCCGCTTCGCAATCCGTTGTTCAACGTCGGCAATCCACGCCGATAGCCGTATGGCCGACCCATCCGGCGCTCCGGCCCGTACATCGGGAACTTCGCGCACGGCCCACATGAGACCACGCGCGGCCTCCAGTTCGTGACGTAGGTCAGATAATTCCCGCCGCTTCCGCCACCACGCTCGGATGCTCTTCATGGCTCGCCTCGCGTGTCGCACAAACCCCAGCGCATGCACCCTGCCTGGTCGGCGAACAGTCTCTCCTGTCGGTCCTCTTCCTTGCCGCCGCGGATGGTACGCGACCATGCGACGACGCGATCGATCGGCCAGCATGTGCCGACGTGGATCGTCTTGCCGTCGGGGCCCTTGCGGCGCCCGATCGGCGCCTGGAAGAAAGCCGGGGGGTTCTCCATCGTCTTGCCGCGCGCCTCGATCCGCTCGCGGGCCAGGTCGCAGACGTCAAGCTCAAGCTGCCGGATCAACTCGATGCGCTCGGGGTCATGCTCGGCGATGAACCGGATCTCGCTCTTGCGGGCGTGGATGCACGGCCAGCAGCCCACGCGCGACGCGCCCAGCAAATAGAGCGGGTTCGGACGCAGCCCATGCCGGCGGTGAATGTCGATCACGTCCTGCTCGGTCCAGTCAACGAGCGGCCGCCAGACCTCGCAGTCGAAGCCGTCCGACCACTCCCATTCCTTGGCGGCGGCCCGCGCCCCGCTCTCAGCGCGCCGGATCCCGACCGCGTTGATGAGGTCCTCGCCGGCGGCGACGCGCTCGGCGACGTAGGTCTGCATCGCCTTGACTTTCAGTTCCTGGGTGCAGAAGCGGATCGTGCGCGCCGGGAACATCCCCTTCTTCAGGATCAGGCAGACGAACGCCGACCCCGCCTCGACGGCGGCGCGGACCAGCGGGCGCAGCCGCGCGACCACCTCCGGGGCCGGCGGCGGCACGACGGCGCGCGCCTCGTGGATCGGACCCAGCGCGTCGGTCAGCTGGCCGCGCAGGTAATCGTATGTCTTCGGGTGCTCCCAGCCGGTGTCGAGGAAGACGCGGTCGTGGTCGATGCCCAGCTCGCGCAGGTGCAGTGACAGGGCGGCGCTATCCTTGCCGCCGCTCACGCTGGCGACGACGCGGCGGGCGCCGATGCGGTCAACCAGGCTCACCGTCCACCTCGGTCAGCGGTGGGCTTGTCCGTCATCGCTCCCTGGACCTGGCACGCGAAGCAGGGCATGCAGTCGTCCCCGTGTCCGTCGCTGTCGCAGTCACAATCACAGTCGCACCCGTTTCGCGCCAGCAACTCGCCGATGGCCTCCAGCTTCGCGGTGGCCACGTCCTCCCGTCTCACCATCTCCCCGGCGTTGAAAGAGGCGATGCAGTCATGCAGTGTGCACGCGCGGCGCTCATGGCAGCCGTCGCAGTGGTGCTTGTAGCTCTCGCAGGATTCGTGCTTGCCGAATCGGTGCGGGACCTTTCCCGAGCCGCAGTGGCATTGCTCGGCATAGGGGAGTCCGGGTCTGTCCATCGGGTCGGGGTCCATCTCCCCAGCGGGGGCTGCGCGGAGAGCGGCGTCCCTCCCGGCCCTAAATCCAAGGCGCACGCACTCCTCAGCGAACTCCAGGGTCGAGCCGCTGTCAGTGCGGCGACGCGCCTTCTCAATGAGGTTCCGCATCGTGGCGGCGTCTGGATCACGCCTCGCGCTTTTCATGGCGTTCCTTTCGCTGCGCGGATAGCGGCGAGAGCGCGGGAGGCGATGGTGAACAGGCAAGCTTCGTCGTGTCCGGTCCCAGGGTCGCGGAGACAGTCGGCGCAGAGCGCCCTGCGTTTGTGCGGGTCGTGCTTATCGATCCTATCCAGCGCCCGCACCGCCACCTCCAAGTGTCCGGTTGGTTTGGCGAGAGCATGGCGCGAGACGTGTTCGGCGAAATCCCTCTCACATTCGGAGATGGTTTCGAACTCGCCTGACCAGATCTTGCAACGAGCGCAGTACCAGTTGAACGTCCCATCGGGGACGTTCATGTGAGGGCCGTCGGCCGGCAAAGCCTCCCCGTCGGGCGTCTTCCGTGGTGGTGCCGTTGTCCACGGCTCGGCCAGGGCGCGCGCTTCGGCGGCGGTCAGCGGATGTAGTTCTCCGTTGACGACCAGCATCGCGATTCCGTTCTTGATCGGTCGCGTCTCGATGAACGAGCGGCCCTTCTGAACCTCGACGCAGCCCTCGAATTCGCCACCGGGCTGGCCGCGCCAAATCCCCGTCGCATCCCCCGCAGGCCCCCCGGCAGATGGGGGTGGGGCGGCGGCACGCAGCCGGATAACCTCGCGCGCCAGGACAGCCGCCGACTGCTCAGGGACAGACATGTGCAGGCTCCCCGACTCGGCCCAGATTCGGCCGCAACGAAGCGCGTCCTCTAGGCCGCCAATCGGCATCGGCCCCGGCCCGGCGGTGGGGCTGGGCTGCTGGGCGACGGCTTGCGCGGCTCCGACGAACTCATCGAACGATGCCGGTCGGCACCCATTCTCATCGAGCACGGTAACCGGCGGCGTCTCCACCGGCAGCACGGCTGGGGGCCGCTGGGCGGCTGCTCGTTCTGCATCGGCCCGTGACACCGCGAACTCGCGCGCCCCCATGTGCTCGGCGCCGTAGTCGGTCTCGCCATCCCCCTGCTCACGTACGGGTTGCGCCGGCTCATCCGGCGGCGGACACCCGTGGGCAGCGCATGAATGCAGGCGATGCGGGTCAGCCGCCGCGTCGATAATCACCCCCTGCGCCGCCAGCGTCTTGCGCGCCTCGGCGAACACCTCCAAGAACTCGCCACCGCCCTCCGCCTTGGGCGCCACGTGCTCGCCCTTCGCCGCGCAGGCGATGGTGCAGAAGTACCGCCAGTCCGGCGCCCCCCACACCAGCACGTGCGCGTCGGTGCCACGCGCGTCGTACACGAGATACGCACCCCACGGGTTCTTGCGGCCCACGTGCATCAGCGTGGCGCCGCAGCTCAAACCGCCGTCCGGGTTCACGGCGCACCGCCTTCCGGCGCCGGCTCGAACGGCGCTCCGCAGCCCGCGCACGTCGTGCGCTTCTCCGGCATGGGCCGCTGCGAACAGTTGCTGGGCCAGCACCCGCCAGCCGCTCCCGTCGCGCCTTCCAGCACCATCTCCCATCCGCAGCGGTCGCAGCGATTGCAGTGTCCGCGCGGCACCGGCGGCCCGAGCTGAGGTTTCGGCTGGCCCAGGTTCCCCCGGCGTTGGTTCTCCTGCGCCGTCTCGACGCCGATCGCGATGATCGCCTGCTCGAACGCCGTCGGGAGATCCGGCGCCGCGGGCTGGTCGCTCGACCTCGGCTCGGCGATCGACTTATCGATGCCCACCGCGCCGACCGCCGGCCGCAGCTCCTCTTCCCACTCGGCGCGCAGCTGCGCCTCCGTCTCGAACTTCCACGACCTGCCACCGGGCTCTTCCTTCAGCAGGATTCCAATGTCCGAGACCCACGCCATAGTGCCGTCCTTGCGCCGGCGCCACCGGGTGTACCACCGCACCGTCGGCGCGGGCCGTAGCTCCGGCGCCAGCCGGTCCCGGTACTCCTCCAGCGCGCCAAGGATGGCGTGCTCCATGTGCTCCTCGTCGACCACCGAACCCGCGAACCGCTTTGCGAGCTCGGTCAGCGCGCCGTCGTCCAGCGCGCGGGAAGTGATCGCCCACTGCGCGACCAGGTAGGCATGCGCGCCGGCCTCTACCTCCTCCGCCGAGTCGCCGCTCACCACCAGCTTGTACGGTCGCATGCCGCGCGGGTTGTCGCCCTCGATCAGCTCCCAGAAGAAGCGGGGCTCGTCTGGATCGCTGACGTCGGCCACGTCGTCGTCCGGGCGGCCGTCGCGCAGCAGATGCGCCGATGGCGATTCGTTCCAGAAGGCCCTGATGTAGCCGCGCAGGTTCGGTGGGAGAGCTTCGATCTCCTCCCGCGTGACGACGCCCGCGCACGTCTCCGCCGCGAGCTGCACGGGTCCGAGGTTGGCGGCCCGCACGCGCGCGCGCTGCGCGACCGCTTCGATCTCCACGGCCAGCTCTCGCAGCGCCGGGCTGTCCTGGAGGTCGCGGATCAGCTGGTCCAAGTTCTGGATCGCCAGCAGCTCCATCTTGATCGGCATGGCTCAGGCCTCCTCGACTACGATCGTCTTCGTTGCGCCGAATGACCGCACCACCTTGGCGACGACGCCCTTGCGTATGACGGGATAGCCGGCGTCCCCCGGATTCTCCTCAGCTGACTTGCGCGCGCGCGCCGCGGCCGCCTCAAACGTGCGGTGGATAGAAATGTCGTCCGACTCGTCGATCCAGAGATGGTCGGCCTTCGTCGGCGTGCCAGCTTCTCTCGGTTCGTCCAAGATGAGCGCCGCGATGAACAGGCCCGGCGCCTCCGCACCGGGAAGCGGCGCGACGATGTCCTCCGGCGGAACCCCGGCGACACCCGTCAAGACGAGCGCCGCCGCCGGCTCAGCCTGGTCATCCCCGAGCAGATTCGCAGCGCCTTCCATCGCCTCCAGAGCCACCTGCAGCATGCCCTCTGCCTTGCAGACCATGGAGTCGTTGCTCTTCTCCACGTCCTTCAGGCGCCTCGCTACGATCTCGACCGCTCTCATCACGTTGTTCGTCATCGTCGTGACCTCCAACCCGCGATGATACACAACGTATGTCGAAGCGCAACCGCAGCCAAAAGCGGGGGCTTCCCAGACTCCCGAACCGGGAGCACAGGACGCGTCCGGGCCTCTTCGGTTACGGTCAGGCCGCTCGCTGCGCTTGTCGCATCACAGGACCGCCCCTGCGCGCCGCCGCTGCAGCGCTACCCATGCCCCCGACGAGGGTGGGTCGGTCCCGGCACAGCTCGCCCCCACGGGCCGCTGGGTCTTGCGCTGGCGATCGGACATGAACAGCCGCCCATCCTCCGCGATCTGGCCCCCGATCGCCAGCCGGCGCCGACCCATATCCGATTCGTTGCCCCAGACGGACATGTCCTACATCCCTTACGCGCGCGAGCCCCGCCCGTGATCTAGGGACCATCCTCCCCCTCAAACGAGGTCCCGAAACAGGAACAATGCCCCCCTACCCCACCGGCACCTCCAGCCGAGGGGGCCTTGCGCAGAGCTGGGTGAGCTGGCACGATCTGCCGTGTCGAGTCGCCGAGCGCTGGGCCGCTATCCTGACGAAGGCCGCGGCTGAGACTCTTGGCTGAGGGGGGTGCCACGGCTCTCAACCGCCTGTGGTACCCCCGTTGTTTGTGTGATGTCGACCAAGGCCGAGGGGCTGACACCAGCGCGTCAAAACACGGCGGGCCGGCTCCCCTCCCACCTCCGCCCGCCGCGCGCACCGCCTGATCAGGGCGGCCGCTACGCCGGGCGTCTCCCGCCAGTCTCGAGCCCGACGGAGCGGTGGAAGGGGAAGCCGGCCCTTCTTTTGGTTGAACAGCTTCGGGGCGGGGGCGCCTACGCCGGCGCGCGCCGCGGTGACGCCGGGATGAACGGCGACGGCCGCTGCCCCAAGACCTCTTGCAGCTTCGCGCGCAGCGCCCCGGAGCTCGCCGCGTAGCGCGGGCCAGCCAGCCGGCGGCCGCGGGGCGGGGACCTGTCGGCGGCGCCGCCGTCGCCCGCGTGCTCCGCCAGCCACGACTGCAGCCGCTGGATGCCCATCTCCGTCGTCACGCCGCTCGGCGCGGCCAGCTTGACGCCCGTGAGCTTGGCCAGCTCGTCGGCCAGCTCGCCGAACAGCGCGCGCGCCACGCACAGGCCCACCTGCTCGCCGATGGTGGTCAACGCGGCCTTGGCGTCCTTGGGGTCGGCGTTCGTGAACACGGCGTCAACCGCGTCCTGGCGCTCGGCCGCCGTCACCTGGTCGGCGCAGGGGCGCACGACAGCGACCACGGCGCCGCCTGCCTTCTGGGCGGTCGCGCAGCCGTGGATGATGACGCCGACCGTGCTGAGGCCTGCGAAGATGGCGATGTAGAGCGCTGCTTTCTCTCCGAACGTTGCGCGAGATCGTTGCATCGGTTCCTCCGTTTTGACCTCCACCCTACCAGTAAGGCCCGCCGGGGGGCGGCAGCGCTGGAGGTCACGCTGCGCCACCGCCCCCTCGTCGTCCGCCGGTTCGCTCATGAGGAGATCCACGCCACCGGCCGGGCGTGTCACTCAGCGGCCAGGGGAACCAGCCGCCCTCCTCCGAGGACCTTTCTTCGCCACCTTGGGCGTCCGCTTGTTCGCGCCGATGCCGCTGAGGTGGAGCAGGGCGATGCTCCAGGCCTTCGCCGTTGAGCCCCAGCGCGCGCCCTTGACCAGGCGCCGGCCCTTGCCCGCGCGCCCAGCGCCGAGCTTGCCGTCGTCGAAGGCGATGACGGGCTGTCCCTGGCGCACATCCATCGCGGGCGAAATGTAGACGCTGCCGCGGATGATGACCCTCGTCTCCATCGGGCGGATCGAGACGCCGATCAGGCCATCGTTGACCCACGTGGCCAGACCCGGCTCCGTGTAGCCGAGCACGCTAACCACCTCCGTCTCCAGCGACTGCTTCAGCGCCGCCGGGGATGGCATGCCGTCGACGGGATGCCGCAAACGCGTCATCGTCCGCCCCTGCCGAACGTGCCGCGCAGTTTGGCGACCGCCTCGAGCGCTACGCCCGCGAGGATGATCGGCGAGTCGACCTTCCGCGTGAGCAGCCGGAGGTCCTCGCGCACCGAGAAGAGCTGCCACGGCAGCGGCGGCGGGCACGCCTCATCGTCGCCGTCCTTGATCCACATCAGCGGCGGGAACATCTGGCGGAACACGCGCGCCGGGTCGGCCGTGTCCGTGTAGAAGGGGTCTCGAGGGGGCGGGGCGGGTGTCGTCACGGTGGGCACTCCTTGCACGACGGGACGGCACCGCCAGTGCGTTCGCAGTATGCCGGGCCGCCGTCTAGCCCCGGGTTGCAGTCGGTCATGGGCAGCGGACGATCGTCGCCGCAGCCGAGTGCCAGCAGCAGAATCGCCGCAGCCGCGAACAGCGCCACCGCCGCCGGGATGAGGTAGTCGCGGTTCACTTCGCCCCGCGCACCGTCTTCGAGCCATCGGCGCCGAACGGCGCAGCGCTCTCCCGTACGCCATAGAACATCTGGTCGCTGTCCTCTGTCGCCCAACGCGCCTTGCCCTCGCACGTCCAGATCCGCGTGTTCGTCCTGTAGTCGGGCGTCACCGCGAAGGGCTTCGTGATCGTCGCCGGGTCAGCCCACAGCATCCGGTTGTTCGGCTGGATCGCGATGTTGCCGTCATCGAGCGCCACGACATGGCCGCACTTGTGACCGCTGTCGCCCGCCAGCCGGCCGTCACCCTCGCCCCAGTCGATCGTGAACATGTACTTCCCCTCCAAGCGCGTCTTGTCCTTGAGGATGACCATGCAGCGGCGCTCGCTGAGATACCCGAGCTCGGAGACGCCGACGTCGATGTCGAGGCACTGCCAGAGCTGCAGGTGATCGAGCGGCCGCGGCGGAGCATCCTGACGCAGGGCCAGGGCATGCACCGGCATCCGCCAGATGACAGCGCCGGCGTCCGTCATCACGTGGAAACCAACCGCCCGCCCGGGCAACGAGGCGATCGCGAACGCCCGGGCCCTGACGAAGCCTTCCTCTCTATGGTCTCCGTCGTACAGGAACGGCTTCCGGATCCAGCAGTCGAAGGCGGGTATATCGCAGTTGATGTGTGCCATGCGCGCGATGATACACAGTGTGTATCGCGGCGCAAGTCAGCGCATCAGTTCGACGATGGCCCGGTAGGGCGTGTATAGCAGCGACTCCTGCTGCGCCGTGATCTGGTACTCAGGGTTGGCCGCCTGCTCGCCCAAGCGAAACGACGAGTAGTGGTAGGCGACCAGGGGCCACTCGCCGTACATCAGCTGCCCGCCATCTCCGGTGTAGACGTCTCGGCCATGCACGTTCCACGGGCCCACGTTGACGCCCGCGTGCTGCACGACGTGCCCGCCCAGCTCGTCGACCAGCATCTCCAGCCAGCCCTGGTCGCCAAAGATCTCGCGACCGCTCGGCAGCCGGAGGAAGCCCGTGCTCGACCACTCATAGTTCAGGGCCGCCATGCGCTCGGCCGCGTTCATGTCCGAGAAGTACGTGAAGCCGGAGTTGAAGGCGCCGTACTGCCGGTGCGTCTCCATCCGCACGCCCGGCAGCCCCGCGGCAGCCGGCGCGAAGCGATGGGGCGTCACCGCGAACGGCTTGCCCTTCACCTCGGCGAAGTAGGCGGCGGGGCTCGACCAAAACCAGATGTCGCCATCGATCATCGTGACCGGAGCCTCGACCTCCGCCATGACGTCGCAGACGAACCGCCAGCGCGCCGTCACCACCTCGTCGATCACGCGGCGGGGACCGCCCGGCAGCCGCGCCGACGCGTAGTCAGGGTGGCGCTCGAGGAACTGCGCGCGCGTCGTTACCTTCGCCCGGCCGAAATCGCTCGTGCGGTCCCAGTCCCACGCCAGCACGTGCAGCATGAACGGCGAGCAGTGCGCCTCCATCGAGGCCAGCAGCACAGGGAGCTGCCAGCCCCGGCACGCCGTCACGTAGTGACGCACGCTACGGCACCACGACGAAGTCTTCGGCGACGCGCAGCAGGTAGAACTCGCGCCCCGTGTCGGGCAGACGCCCGTCCGGCACGCTCGCCTGGCGGCCGCCCGCGAGCTGCAGGATGAAGCGGTAGTCGTAGTTCTCGCCCGCCTCGAAGTTGCTCGTGTGCCCGCTGAAGTCGATCGTGATGAGCCCGAGGTTCGGATCGTTCGGCAACGGCTGCGCCACCGGCGCCATCGGGATGTCGAAGAAGGCCTCCTTACGCGAGCGGAGCTGCACGCGGATGAAGCCCGTGGCGCTGTTCAGGTTGATCGGATCGCCCGACGCCCAAGTGAGCCGCTGCGTGTAGACCGGCGCCGTGTCTCCGGGGCCAAGGAGGATGTCCGGTTCGTCGAGCACCGTCGCTGTCATGGGCTGACTTTCTCGGCCCGCGTCGGGCCGCTACTGCCGTCCACGCGCTCCGCCTTCGTCGACCCAGAGCGCACCATGATGATCGGCTGACGATACATCGCCAGGAAGACCGCCGTCGCCGCGTCCATCATCAGCCGCTTCGGGTTCGGCTGCATCCGGTCTGCCCGGAAGGTGTCGTATCCCCACGGCAGCACCGGCGGCGGCGGGCCAAAGCGCCAGCTCGGCGACTCCGGCGCCGGCGGCGCCGGCGGCCGCCACAGCCTTCGGCGCGCCTCCACCGGCTCGACCAGCATTCCGCGCGGCGGCGCCACCGGCAGGATGTCCGGCGCCGGCATCGCGATCCGACGCAGGACGCGATCGGCGATCGCCTGCTCGGCCCAGAGCGCCGCCTTCACCGCGCCCAAGGCCTCGAGACCCGCCGCCGCGCCGCGGTACTGGCGCCCGCGCTCGGCCGACGCCTGCTCATAGCCCGCCGGCAGGAAGATCGGCGGCACCAGGGGGGCGTCGCCCGGCGTCGGCGGGCGCGGCGCCCGCTGCGCGAGCGCGATCGCCAGCTCGAAGCTCGGCGCGAACCCCAGCACCGGCGGCAGCGGGTCGGCGCCGAAGGCCTGCCCGCGCGGCCGGCGCGCCGCCGGATCGCCGCCCAGCGGGTAGCCCCACGCCGTCGGCGCCGGGTTCACGGGCGAGCGCAGCGGGTCCGTCGAGACCGTCCCCAGGCCCGGCGGCCGCCAGGCGCGCGCCGCGAGCGCGAGATCGGGCCCCCACGGGGTCGGGCCCGGCAGCGCCACCGAGCGCAGCACCAGCGTCCCCTCGCCGATCCCGCGCGGGCGCGGCCACCAGCTCGTGGCGACCGGCTCATAGCCGCCCAGCAGGCGGAAGAGCGGCGGCACCACATCGCCCCGGTCAGAAGGCCCGCGCGGGCGCGGCCAGCCGAGCGCGATCGCCGGCTCGAAGCCGCCCAGCCGGACAAACAGCGGCGGCACCACGTCGCCGCGGTCGCTCGGTCCCCGAGGCCTGGGCCAGCCGCCAGCCAACACCGGCTCGAACCCGCCCAGCAGCTGGAACAGCGGCGGGACGACGTCACCGCGATCGCTCGGCCCCCGCGGGCGCGGCCAGCCTGGCGCCAGCACCGGCTCGAAGCCCCCGAGCAACCTGAAGAGCGGGGGGACGACGTCGCCCTTGTCGCTCGGGCCTTTCGGTTTCGGCCAGGCCGACGCGATGACCTCCTCGAAGCCGCCCAGCAGGCGGAACAGCGGGGGTACGACATCGCCTCGATCGGATGGCCCGCGCGGTCGCGGCCTCCCCATGGCCACCACCGGCGCCACCTCCACCGTCGACTTCGAGAAGATCGGCGGGATCACGTCTGCGTACGACATCGGAGATCGGCCGCGCGCGCGCGGCTCGGCCGCCGCCACGAAGGCCACCGAGCCCGCCGGCGCCGCCGGTATAGACGGCATCACCCCTGAGAAGTACGCATCGCCGCGGATCCTACGGAGCCGCGCCTGCGCATCCGCCTGCGCGAGATCGACGATCGTTGCCGCAGTAGGAAACGTCGGCTCGGGCGATGCGCCATCCTGCGAAGTACCATTGTCGGTATAGTCGTTGCCGTTACCGCTCGTATCAACGGTTGGACTCCCACCGGGAGCCATCCGCACGTAGCTGTACTCGGCCGTGGTGACAACGGGCGCGAACCCCGTCGTTAGCTGGGTATTCCAGAAGCTCGCAGCTCCCGAGCCCTGCGACGCCTGGTACGCGATCGGCGCGTCGATGCTGCCGTCAAACTTGTCCGGGTCGAAGGCGTTCGAATCGGCCGCCAGAAAGAAACCGAACAACGACGGCCACGAGAACGCCTCCGCCGTCCTCGTGACACCGACAGTACCGTTGATGATCAGGCGAACGTCAGAGGTCGTGCCGTTGCCGTCGACGTCGAGCGCAACATGGTCCCACTGATTCAGCGTGGACGACACGCCGCTGTCGTAAGTGCCGCTCGGCACCGTCAGCTTGTACGTCAGGGTCGAGAAGTCGACCCACACCGTGACGTCGTTCGCCGTCCCATTCGGCGTGAAGAAAAATATGAGGCATCGTCCGCCGAACCCTGAGTATCCCGTTCCCTCGCGGCGGACCCACATTCCGATGCCGTCGTCCGGCACCGTCGGCAACGTCCCGGAGATCTTCTCCCAAAAACCGTTCGGGTCCAGCAACACGCCGCCGGGACCCGTCACGGTCTTGAAGTTTTTGCTCATTGGCCGACGACGCTGGCTCCGGCGACCGTTGCGTTAACAGCCGCGAGTACGTCGGCGACCGTCTTCGTTTGGCGCCCACCCCGCCGAGTAACGGGAACCCATCCTGCGCACGCCGCCTTGACCTGTGCCCCCGTCAAGCCCTTCGTGATCATCAGGTTGATCACCGCGCGGCCCTGCGCTCCCTCTTGAATCAAGCCCCATCCGTAGAACAACCCCAGCTTGCGCGGCAGCTGCGTCTGAGGATCGAAGTCGACGTCGCCACACGACGCCGACAGATTGGCGACCAGCATTTGGTCGCCGACGCTCAGATCGGTTAGGTCTGCGGCTTGTTTGGCGACGATGACGTCGCGCGGATCACGGGCCTGAGGCACGTCACACCACCACCAGCACGCCAGCCGCCTGGAGCATCCGCACGTCCGCGTCCTTGCCCTGCTGCATCTTCTCGTATTGGTCGATCTGGCGCTCGAACGCCACGCACCGGCCATTCAACTTCACCGCGCAGCCGAGGCATTCGTCCCTGAAGCACTGACGGCAGAATCCGACTTGCGTGTCGTTCGGGCCGGGCTTTCTGAAGGGGTTGTTGCAGTGGCAGCACGTGAACGTCTCGTGCTCTTCCTTCGCGCCATCGACGCCCCAGATCTCGACGAAGCCGCCCGCGTGCTTCAGGCCTCGCTTCGCCATCAGACGATGATCCCACCGGGCACGGACGCGACCGTCCCGCTCGCGACCGGACCCAAGATCGCCTTGAACGCGCGCACCGCCTGCGTCGCCGTCGAGCTGCACAGGCAGAGCACGCCCTGATCGCCGTTTTCCTTGATGGCCCAGACGTCGCCGTCCGTGTCGCACAGGAAAACGTCCTCGCTGTCCGGCAGGCCATCAACGTGAATTCGGATGGCGCGCGCCTTCAGCACGCCGCCGTTGTCCATGTCGGCCTCCATGGCCTGAGTTCCCACTTCGCGCAGCCGAGGATGAGCCGCGACGAAGCTGGACACGGCCCGCAACGCGGGCGACATGTCCAGCATCGGGATGACGACGTCGAGCATCGGCGGGCAACCGATTACTGGCGGACGTCGGCGGTGACGCGGACCGTGGTGGCGCCGCCGAGCGCGTTGACGAAGAACCCGACGCCGTTGCTAGCCGTGGCCGGCATGATGATCTCGTCCTCCGGATCGACCGCCGTCCACACGTAGATGCCGCGCGGGTTGACGCCGACGTCCTCGACGGTGGTGCTCGCGGTGTAGGTCGGCTCGGCCGTGTGCGCGCTGCCGGCCGTGAAGGTCGACGCGGGATCGTTCGGGTCCTTGGGCGCCGGCGTGACCGCCGTCGAGGTCCCCGCCGTGGTGCATCGCTTCGTCTGCATGACGAAGTTGCTGTCCACGGAGACCGTGCCCTGATTCGAGAAGCGGAAGCGACGGACGCGCGGCCGAACGGCCGCCGTCGCGATGACGTTCAGCGCGGTCGCCGAACCGGCCGTCTGGGTGCCCACTGCGGTGTAGATCGACATCGTTCTTTCTCCCGGGTGCGAGGTTGGATGGAGGTTGCGCCCTGAGCTGCTTTACCGCTCCGAGGCGAGGACTACAGCGAGACCTTGACCAAGGCGCCGACGGCGAGCTTCGCCATGTCGGCCGGGCAGACGTGACCGTCGACCGGAGCGGCGACGCCGCCCTCGACCCGCACCGTCAGATGTCCCCACTTGGACATCTCTTCGGCCTGGGTGATGCGGCCGATCTCGGCCTTCTTCTGCACGATCTCGTCGCGGGACGTGGTGTCGAAGGCCTGGG